AATGAGGTTGTTGGCCAGCGCGACGTTTCCGGAAATGTTGGCCGTTCCGGCTACCGTGAGGGTCGAGTTGAGCGAGGTGGTGTTGATACCGACCTGTCCGCCGGTGGCGTAGATCAGGCTGGAATTGACTACGATGCCGTTGCGAACGACGAAATCTTTATCGGCCATTACCCGTTCCCTTTCCCGGTTGGCTCTTCTTTTTGTTTATTTATAAGGATAGGTGATTAAAACGTCCCTATAATCACAAACCCATCACCGCCGTTACCACCATTACCAGAAGTGCCAGCGCCAGAGCAACCACCTCCTCCACCTCAACCGCCACCGCCGATTGCAAAAAAGCAAGCATTATTTTTTACGAATTATCTTCAATTTTATCTTTAGAGTTAAATTCAGCAACTTTTGTTTCAAGTTTTTCGATAATTGGCATTGCTATTTTAGCGCCTTGAAGACCAGTAGCTTTAACTGCAGCGTCTAGTAGTATACCAATATTTTGTAACTCAGTGGAAGTAAATTCAATCGCAATTGTAGGTTCCATTTTATTCTCCGTTATATGATTATATGTTTTATTTATTATCCTGCAACCCATGCAGTTCCGTTGTCGAATACTGGTGTTACAACAGCCCCACCACCCGTAAGTGTACCTAAGAATGTCGGTGCTGTTGCATCCGTTACATAGGCACGGCGACCTGCCGTTCCAGCCGCAGGAAGTGTAGCAACTGTAAAACCTGCCCCAGCAAATACTGTTTTATCATTATAAACACGCAAAGCTGTGGTAAGAGCATTTTGTGCGGTTCCAGTTGTTCCTGCTGGAGCAACTTGAAATATAATATCGCCGCCAACACCAGTTCCGGTACCCTGTGAGCCAGTGATTGTAAGGTTTGCACCAGCTGTATTGGATGTACCAGCGACAACGGATTGTACGCTGAGTGTCTGGGCTACAGGGGCGGCTGCGTCGGCTGCTCCGAAACGAAGATTGGCTGCGCCGCGGCGGGAAATGAATAAATCACCATTAAGTGCGTTATACCCAGGATATGCTCCAGAACTCCAAGCAATATTCTGGTTAAAACCTACGTAAAATCCAGGGGTGGCGGCGATTGATGACGTAAAAGCGAACATGCTTCCATTGTTAACTTGAATCCCAACCCAAGAATTATTGCTGAAATACAAGCCCGTATTTGTCCCAGAACCTATTGCAGATATAGCTGCCATTCCACCAACAGCCGCTTGCGATGGAACCCTTACGATACCGTCTTTTCTGAGAGAAAATTGGCTTGACCCACCAACTTGAAAATCCATCAACAATGATGATGCATTTGATGCAGTATCTGTTACGTTCAGTTTCAATCCAGTAAACGCAACGCTAGAATTGTTCCATGTAACAGCAAAATTTGCTAAAGGTGATGTAACAGTATAGGTTAGTCCTGTTGGAGTGCCTGCAGTCGTAACAATTGCAGCTCCAGTTGAAGCGACTACAAGGGTAAAAGTGGTTGACCCATTGGTCGCTGAAATCAAATACGTTGTCGGGTTAGAATAACCAGTGATTGAGCCTGTGCCGCCGAGAGTACCAGAAATCGTAACAAACTGTCCTACAGATAAAGATGCAGAATTGCAAGAGAACTGGCCAGCCGTACCTGTGATAGAAATACCACTTAGAGTAACGCCTGTCTGCGATCCGCCGGACAAGGTCAGCGATGTGGTAGGAAAAGGTGCGAATAAATTAGCCATTAGCCATCACCAAATGCTGTAAACTGTTGACTGGTTACTGCACCATAAATTGAAATTTGAGTTCCTGGAGCATCACCGTTAAATGATAACATACCACCGTTTGCAGGTATACGTATAGATCCAAGTTTATTAGGCGCAGCTGTAACTGTAGCTGAAATCCAAATATCATTAACCGCATCAACGTTTACTATTGTTAAACGAGTGCGGTTGGCATTTGCCGGAGCCAGAACCTGCGCCACTCCGCCCGTTCCGATCACGCCCGAGAAGTCTACCGGCGCTGATAATGGTGATGGCATAATAGTTCCTCGGTAAGGTAGACGGGGTGGATAAGATCACCCACCCCGGTGTATGTCTTAGAGCGGTGTTTCTTCCCATCCGATCGAGTAGAACGCGCCGGAAGTACCGGATGCCGCTGATGTTACGATCGCAGCATAACCACCTGGGGGAAGGATGACCGATCCTTCTAGGTCGATCAGCGATGGGCCGATGTAAGGAATAGTTGTTGTAGCACCTGTCATGCCTGCGCCGAAGATGTGAGTGGTGTTCGGCGCGGTAGGAACGGTCGCCGAGGTATCAACTAAACCATAACCAGCTGCGCCGACGCCGACGTAGGCGTTACGGACAGTGGCGGCGGTCGTGTGTGTGACGTTGGTACCTGAGTTATAACCAATCGCGAGGCCAATTGAAGCGACAGCGGCAAATGCTACAGTAAACTGTATACCAACCTTGTTAAGAACCAAGTTAACCGGTGAGTTGACTGGATTTGAAATAGTAAGACCAACTAGAGCGGTCGTCGTACCTGAAGTAAATGCGGTTGCTGTCTGACCAGTCACCGTCGATGCAAGAAAACCTGCGCGGCGATATGTCGTCTCGTAGTAGCGACCGTGAAGTTCAGAGACAATCACGTCGCCCATATTACCTTGACGAACGACTGCCTGCTGGCCTGATGGGAGGGACGCTGCGGTAGCGAGGGCGCCGACCTGACCTTGAATAATCATACTTGATTTCTCCTTGTTGAGTAGTTAGTAGTATTTATCACTGGTTAAAGATAGACTGCTCTGCACGGAAGGCTTCCGGTGGGTCGGCAGACTGCTGATTAGTACTAAGAAGTCGTGGTAATTCATACATTTGTTGATTCATTATTTTAAGCTCCAGTAGTATCTGGGCCAGTAATTCTGTTTGAGTTTGACCTTCAAACTGTGAAGTATCTTGTACGTTAAGAGCCGCTGATTGTTGGAATGTAGCAGGTAAAGCACCAACAGTATTGATTGGTAATGAAGTATTAGCGCCTGGAGAGTTAGAACTTGAGATAACAGTGCTTGTGTTGTTAGCAAGAGGTGCAAAATAAGGCGATAATGCGTTGAAAAAAGTTTTACCAGAAACGTCAGTGAGAAGTCTTCTCGTTAAACCGTTAAGATCAGAACCACCAACTGTTAATGGGTTGAGTGTAGGTGCCGCACCAACTGCAATATTACCGCCTACTGCAAGCGTACCACCAACACCAGCGTTAACTGTCACACTGCCACCGATAGATCTTAAATTTACACTATTAAGAGTGGGAGGTGTTTGTTTGAATATAAAGGTACCAAAAAAGTTTGCTTGTGTAGTAAATCGCATATATTTACCATAAATAGGACCATTATATATACCACCGCCAGAAGATATATTTCCTTGTAAACCTCCACCATTATTGGATGGATTAGAGTAGTCTGATGAGCTTTGAAAAAATACACCGTCAGCAGAAAATAAAATATTAGTGCTACTGCCACCTGAACCTGCACTAAGAAATGTCCAAGAGTTATAACCAGAAACATCCAACGTAATAGTTTCATTTGCAGGAGCACCTGGACCTATAGTATAATACGCTTCTGAGAGAATTAAAGCGCCTGTTGCGTCTCTTTTTAATCCACCCGTTAAGTTAACTTGAAGTGGTGTATCTGGATTAAATGCAGCAGCCAGCTTATCAGCGCCGCTCTCGCCAGCGCCTGAGCGACCAACGATGGTCAGCGTCTGTGTTCCGTTGTACTCCGCTATGTTATAGCGGATGTATAGGAACGGTGACTTGAAGTTATAGCCACCGATCTGAGTGATGGTATCGGTTACTGCCAGGTCGTTTGACGGCGTGAGGAGGATCGTGTTCCAGTTCGTGCCGTCGTTTGAACCTTCGATCGTAGCGTTAATATATCCAGAACCTGTAACCTGAACGGAAACAGACTGAAAATACTGAACGCTAATAGAAGCTCCCGCGCCAGTAGCAGCAATCGTTCCGCTGTATAATACGCTACCGTCCAGCTGTCTAAATTGTTCGAAATAGGCCATCTGACTTCCTTAAAACACTATCCAACCGGAGCCGATAGATTGAACGCCGAGCATTGAGTTCTGGAAAGATATGATCATGTTGGCGTAGCCGTCGATCGTATCCGCCCCGCTACCGACAATGGTAACCGTACCTGTATTTATGTTCTTGATCTCGTACGAGGCTCCGTTGACGCTGTTTGCTGCCGGAAGGGTCAGAGTCACCGTCGAGTTGGCGAGGATCAGCCCGTCGGCCGCGACGATCGACGAGTTGGCGTTTACCACTCGGATCGGCTGGATGAGGAACGCTGAGCTGTTCGACGCAAGCTTAGCGACGTTAGCTGCCAAGCCTGCGGTAGTTTGATAGTTCGATAAGTTGGTCGAGAGCTGTGCGCTGTTGACGTAGGCTTGGTCTGTTACATAAGATACGGCATTGCTATACGCAGTAGCTGCGTTTGAGGTTACCTGAGTCGTGTTGGCAAACGAGTATGAAGAGAGCGCAGAGTTGCTGACGTAGAAGCTTGCAGCCTGACCGTTGAAGTTGCTCGTGTTGTTCGCAGTACCGTTGAAGCTCGTGTTGTTGATGGTCGAGTAGGACGTATTGTTACCGACAAAGATCTGGTTTGCCTGAAAGTTCGCGATATGAAACGTACTGTTCGTCTGATCGATGTAGATGCTGGCGTCCGGCTCAGGAAGGTAGTTGTCAAAGACTTTCCATGTGCCAGTCACGTGATCCCTGAAGAATCCGGTATGATGGTAGGTGCCGTCGTTGTAGTTAGCTGCAAAGCCGATGTCGGGATTTGCCCAAGTACTATTTGAGTTCAGGTAGATCATGTTGTCAATGATCGATAGGTTATTAGCACCTATGACGTTGACGTTACTCCCGATAGTCAGGTTGCCGGTAACGAACAAGTTCCGACCGACGTTGAGATCGAGCAGCGTGTTTGCGTTGTTAGCTACGATATTACCGGTAAAAGTCGCTCCTGAAAGCAAGGCGTAGTTGCTCAGGTTTGATGAGAGCTGGCTCGTATTTACGAGAGACAAGCCCGAGACATAGCTGACTGCGTTGGAGTACGCGGCAGCGGCGTTCGAGGTTACTTGTGTAGTATTGGCATAGCTTTGAGCAGTGACATATGAGATCGCATTGCTATACGCAGCAGATGAATTTGCGGTAACTTGACTCGTATTTGCATAGCTTTGACCTGCGACGTAAGCGACGGCGTTTGAGTAAGCCGTAGCCGTGCCGGTAGACAGTTGAGTTGTGTTAGCATACCCTCGACCTTGGACCCAAGCGATCGAGTTGGTGTAAGCGGCGTCTGCTGAAGACGAACTGTTCGCACTGTTTGCAGCAAGCGCGGCGTAGTACGCTGCCGACACCGCAGCCGACTGGGCAGACACGGATGAGGACTGTGCAGATAACGCCGCCGCCGAGGCTGACTCCGCCGCTCCGGCAGATCCGAGAGTTACATTGAGCGTAACATTAGACGACGGAACGGGACTCGCCGTTGCAGGATTTAACTTCGTTACTTCGATATTATTAAATGGTGTGTGTTGATTTACGGTGATCTTGGACATCGTGTGGTCCTCTCTATCGAGTTACCTGCGGCGTCACCGTCACAATTCCCTCTACTACCCTATAGACCGCACCTGTGCTGTTGCTCGTAAGCTCGATGTCGTAGACGTACCGACCTGCACTGAGATTTCCTGTCTGTGCAGGAGTTAATGACAAGGATAAGATTCCAGTATTAGGTCCTGACGACACCGTGAACGAGACCGAGTTGGAGGAGGTGTACCACTTCCGGATCTGCGAGGCGGTGTTGTATCCTGACAGGTCGATAGGATCGCCGTTATCGTCCATCACGTTCATCGTGATGAAGAAGCTTGTTCCTTGATCTATCACGAGGTTGGTCTTAATCGACATCTTTATACTCCAACTGTGATTCTGTTAAGCTTCACCGTCGAGTTCGAAGTTGCAGGAGTGTAAGTCAGGTTTACGTTACCTGATGAAATCGAGGCCGAGAACTGGGCAATCGTGCTGTTGCTGATCAGGGTCGCATACTCCGTGGTGTAGGCGCTTCCTCCGCTGTGCATCAGCATGAGCTCGGTCGACTGAAAGTTATTTGCCGCGTTGTCCGTCACGGATATGACGTACTTGGCCGTCCTGTAGCTGCTTGTCGAGAAAGTGTCGATGACCGTAGGGCTCGAGGTCTGTACTAGGGTGTTTGCCGAGAACAAGGCCGTCGTGCTGTTTACAAGCAGGGTTCCCGAGACCGCCACCGAGTTACCCGTGAGTGCGGTGTTCGACGCGATCGTCAGCAGGCTTCCGGAGTTGGTGACGTTGCCGGCCGTGATCGTCGTGGCGACGATGCTGTTGGCACCGAAGATACCTTGGACGAAGCCGTTGCCGGTAGTGAGACCGACCGTACCGCCGAGACCGATCGTCACGACGTTGGTAGTCAAGGCCGTGATGACGTTGTTCGTAGCGGTGATCCACTGGTCGAACGTATCGGTGTTAATGTTAACGTAGCTGATGGTACTGAACGACATTCTTACTTACCTACCATCTGGACTAAAGTCTTGAGCATTTCTTTGATCTCCGAGACGTCGGACTTGAGACCGTTGACCTCTCCTCTGATCGAGTTGAGCTCGCGAAATCTCTGAACCTGCTCCTTATAGCTAAGGAACTCTGACTCATTAGTATTTATAATGGCGAGAGTGTCCGGGTCCTTGAACAGACCCGGAACGTTTGTCGGAATGAGCCTTTTCTCAGTCATCAAGCAGACACACCAATTGCCCTAATATCCCTGATCATCGGGGCGATTGCCACGTTGGACGAGAGCATGACGATCTTCAGCTGGAACGAGTTGTAGGTATCGAACGGGGCCATGGCCGAGTTGTAGTACCGAACAACGTTGCCGTTGTTGATGTTGTTGAACACCTGGAGTGGGTAGCCAAATGATCCAGGCGCGACCGTCGACGAGAACCCTATGTTGTTCGTGGTCGGGGTTATCCTACCGAGCAGGGAGATGTTCAAGCCACCTGTAGGCGAGCCGAGACTCGTGACGTTGATGTTGTCGGTGAGAGTTAACGAGGTGTCGTTGGCTATTGCGTTAACTACAGAGATCTGGTACACGTTGGCGAACAGAGGTGAGCTGATCGAGACCAGGTCGCCTGGACGGTAGTCCAGACCGAAGCTTGTGCCTGTGCCTGTGACCGTGCTGTTCGATTGAGTCACGCCGACCGAACCGATCGATGTGAACACAGTGTTAGGTGTCGTCGGGAACCCGAACTGGTACTCGTTAACCGTTGACAAGTCACCGAGGACCGAGTATACGGTCTGGTTTGTGTCGTAGGTCAGGAGCGTCCAGTCCTTGTCGTCGAACGCATCGCTGTCGTTCTGGTTCCAGATCTTTGCGTACACCTTGACGTCAGTTCCCGGAGGCCTGTAGGCGTCGATGAAGATGACGAGGTCCTCTGCGGAGGAACCCTGTGCGAAGTTCACCTTCGTGGTGATGTGCTTTGCTAAGGCGCGACCGTTCTTGGTGTTCTCAAGGGAGTAGTCGTTGTTGATGATGTAACTTCCGGGATATATCATCATGTTGTTCCCGATGAGTACCGAGAAGTCGTTGTTCGAGCTCGAGTTTGAGACGAGACCGGTATTGTCACTTGTGACACCGTAAGCGAGCTCGTTGGACCTGGACATGATAAGTCTCGTCTTCTGAGTCTCGATCGCGGTATTGGAAGTTGGATCAATGACGATGTCGTCGACGTCTGGTACGTTCGTGCCCTTGTAGTTCATCCCACCGTACTTGATCACGTCGTCGGTGTCGCGGAACCAAGGACTGCGGAACTTGAACTTGTAGGTCTGAATTTCCTTAGGAGCCCTGAACTGTAGTACAGGGACGATCTTATGTGCCTCAAGGTTGGTCACGACGGTGTTGCTGTATACCAGACCGCTGTGCTCCGAGCGAAGGGTCGAGCCGACGAGGAACGAGAGGTTGGCCCCTGTTCCTGCCGAGGTGTAGATCTTATAGCTGATCTGACTCGTGTCCGCAGGGAACCCATATCCGGTGTTTGAGATGACCACGTTCGTGATCGCCCCACCACTGACGACAACGTTGGCGTAGGCGTTGAGGGTAGTGTAAGACGAGTTAGTGCAGTACACCTCGATGTAGTCGGACGATGCGTAGTTCGTACCGGTCGAGGACTCGACGTTGGCGCCGGGAACTGATGTCAGGGCCGACGAGTTTGCATAGACGATCTGACCGTAGCTGTCGTTGACCGGCGAGCCGTAGCGACGATCTCTAGTGAGGACAGGTATGACTACGAGGTTACCGCTCGATGCCGAGTTACCCCAAGCCACCTTCCTGAAGCCGGCCTGCTTGTCGAGGTACTTCCTGATCTTCGGCTGCTGGTCCCTGAGGGTCCAGGTTGCACCCTTGTCGAGGGACACGAGCGTGTAGAAGTCGCTCTTCAGGCCGCGAGCGCCGGTTGCAACGAAGGCTCCTGTATCCGGTGCGTATGTAACACCGAAGAGGTACTGTCCGTAGTTGTTGGAATTGATCGAAACGGAAGTCCACGATGTACCGTTGACTGTTGTCTGGATACCTGCGGTGCCGACTGCGACGAACACGCCGTTGCCGTAGGCCACGTCGAAGAACTGACCGCTGTATCCTGAAGTATTTCTTGTAGAAGAGATCCAGTTAACACCGTCGTTGGACTGAGCGAAGTAGTTGTCTCCCACTGCTACGAACCCGCTGTTGCCGTAGGCAACGCCGCGAAGGGCGCCCGAGAGCGACGAGTACGCCGAGTTTGCAACATAGCGTTGTGTCCAAGTAACGGAGTCAGGAGAGGTGGCGATGTAGCCGCCTGTCTTGAAGTCGTTGTAGCGCCCGACAGCGACCCATACTGCAGAGGTGCTGTTCGCTCCGTAGGTGACACCCCTGAACGCATAGCGACCGTCGCCTGTAGGGGCGGTCCTCTTAGTCCAGGTCGAGCCGTTAGGCGATGTCATGATCGTGTTGTTATTACCGACTGCTACGTACACGCTGTTGCCGTAGGCCACACCGTAGAGCGATGCATTGGACGACGAGTTTGAGTACGTCTTGGTCCATGTCTTGCCGTCAGTGGATGTCTGAACGGTCTGCTTCTCGCCGACTGCCATGAACGAACCTCCGCCGAACGCGACGGCGTACAACGGGTTGTTGGCAGCACTGTTCGCGTATGCGAACTGATTAACATAGCTGACCTTAGGTATGTTAATCATGATGTACTCGATCGTGTTATTCACGAACTTCACGGACGTGTTTGCGTTCGAGTCCTTCAGGTGAAGGATCGAGTACTGCTTCTTATTACTCTTGTTATTAAAGTCGAAGTCGTCGTCCCAGTCGACAGTCCTGTCGTGCCTGTAGTCGATGTAGTGCATCGTCGCGACAGGAGAGACCGAGAACCGCGCGGCGGTGTCGGTGAACGTAGGGTTGTTATCGAGCACTAAGGCGGTTGAGTTAACACTGACGATCTTACGGACGTCGGTGTCGCTCCTGAACGGGTCGTAGTAGTTAGCACCGGTGTAGTACTTCTGCTTAGGTCTCTTATAGAACGACCTCGAGTCGGTGTTCATGTAGCTGTTGGAGACCAGCACGATGTACTGGGGCAGGCTGCCGTTACCTTTGAAGATTGTAGTGAAGTCAAATCCCGAGCTGGTAACGACGTTGGTGTTTGCCTTGACCGACACGGTACCGGACTGCAGAGGGGTTACCTGATAGATGTACTCGCCGGAGAGGTGGTGAGGGTCGTAGCCAGCGGTCCAGAGCTTTGTCGCGTCGTTACCACCGTACTTAAGGTAACGTCCGCCGACCATCGAGTACGAGTTCAACGGATCGAATATGATGTACTCATGACGGTTCTTGACGAACACGCTATTGGATGTGTAGACGTTGTTTGCGATCGAGTTCGCAGATACGTTGAACCTACCGCAGTAGACAGTGAACTTGATGTCGGTGTCCTTTACCGAGTTCCACGCAACGGACGTGAGCTGGCCTGTAGTCGATAGTGAGTTCGACTGGAGAGGTACCATCTGTCCTGAAGCGTAGGTGTAGTAGTTGCCGACGTTCTTGGCAAATCCACCTGACGCGATGGTCTTTGTACCAACGAGGTAGTCGCCTTCCTTAGCGCTCCACAGCGAGAAGTCGGGATCCTGACCGTCGAAGCCGACGATGAAGGCGTAGGTCGTGTTTGTCTTTACAATGATGGGCTTTGAGAACTTAAAGTTCGTCTTAGTAGCCGCAGTGGAATCGACGTTCAACGAACTGTACTCGACGCGCGCTAGGTCAGTGAAGAACTTGGTCGTGTCAGGATTTCCTTGGGAGTCAACAGGGGCGAGGGCCACGGTAATTCCGGGATTGGTTATTCCCGACTTATTGCTCGTAGCTGTAGGAACCTTCTTAATAAAGAGGTCTACGCTCGTAATTATGATCTCATCGGCATTCTGAACCTGAGACTTATCAATGTAGAAAGTTTGTGCAAGACTGAGAATCATCAATTTATCCTGTTCTCGTTTTAGTCTTATTTATTGACTTTAGACGAAGTTACTTAAACTTAAGCAAGAGAGCTGGCTCTTAAGCCAGCTAATTATATGATCCGATTACCGACATCACCGTAGCCACCGAAGTGATTGTCAAGGCCGCTGCTGCGAGCTAAATTAGTTTTCGGCAGTACGACCGTTCTAACACTTGGCGTAGAAGTCCCTTCGATGTCGGACCCTTGAACGATACTAGGAAGGTTGAAGGACGCGGTCGACGTGCTGTCGATGTTGTAGATAATAATCTTCTGATTTCCTGGATCGAGGACTATGTTCTTTCTAGAGTCGTTGTCGACGAGAGCGGCCTCGTTGATGTTGATGTACACCGTCAAGTTAAGCTTGCCGCTGGCGTCTGTGAGGAGAGTTTGATTATAGAGCTTGATCGACGTATTGGAAGGAAGAGTACCTGTCGTGTACTGGATGGACGTATTGGTAAGTTCGCTGCCGTTGAGGAAGACCCTATGAGCTGTCAGCGGCTTGAGACCTGCAACGTTCGCCGTGACCTGCTGTCCGAACCAATATACCTTCGTGCCGGACGGTAAGTGCTCGTACCTATGAACCTCGATGGTGCTAGGCGAGACGTTGGTTACAACCCCGTTGTATGTGACAGGAAGTACTGGAGTCGTGACCGTCGTAGTCGCGAGAGGTTGCGAGACCAGAGCGTACTCGGTATATGACGGCAAGCCTGGAGGAGTGATGACGATAGTTGAGTTCTCTTTAGGAATGGCGTAGTTATTCGCCACAGTTGCATTATACTCGGGATTAAGAAGGTCTGTGTAGCTGTTATCGTTAAAGTTATCGGTGAAGAAGCCGAACTTAAACCGATTGATTCCAGCTGAGATCGAGCTAGGGAGGTTCAGGTCCTTGATGCTTGCCTCGAGGAGGCTTAGCGCGACGTAGTACTCAAGTGTCTGGATTCTCCTCTCGAGATTTCCGATGTTCTCCATCGTGTATCTCTGAGGTTGGGCATTTGACACGTCCGTGCTACTATACACGCTCGTCAGCGTGTGGTTTTGAACACGCTGGAATGAGAACCTCTCGTTTGCGATTCCGGTATTGATGATGTCGTTGTATACCGACGACCTCTTAAACGGGATGTTTGGATAAGAAGGAACATTGATGATGTTTATCACCATCGCATTATCCGGAATGATAATCGGAGAAGGTGACGGTCCGACTATCGGCTTTCCTTTTATCAAAGTGATGTTGTTATCACTTCCTATGGCAACGACGTCCTTGCGCGCAAGGTAGTAGGCCTTGTCGTACACGACGGAAGTACCCGGAACAGGAAAGCGCCTGTCGACCGTGTTGTTGAACGTTGTTGTATAAGGAGGGTTCACCGTCGCCTGAGACAAGGTGCTCGTGACGTTGGCAGTATTTGCAACGATCGGCCTGAAGTCGATGCAGTTTATCAGGTCGTAGTACGCACCCTTGTGCGTGTAGAGCTCGGGGATCTCGAGCGTATTGCTGTTGGATCCAAGGCTTGCGCGCGGCAATGCGTCTATGGTCGACCTTTGCGACGAGTTGGACGAGACGTAGGAAGTAACGGTGTACGGACCTGATCCTGTGCCTACCGAGAAGGAATCGAACTTGACGAGAAGCCAGTTCGACGATGACAGGCTCAGACCTTTCATGTTCTTCTTATAGAGGAACCCGAGGTCGTAGTAGTCCGCAGTCTGGTTATGGTCGATGAAGAAGCTATCCGTAACATCGCTGTCCGACTCGGATACCGCGTTAGAGGATCCAAGAAACACGCTCTGGAGCCTGAAGATGTCCGGAACGCCGAGACACCAGGGACCGGTGATACCACCGGCGTTGTTGGCGAGGTTGATGTAGACGTAGTTTCCGCGACTCGCCTGCTTTGCCTCGGGTGTGACCGAGTTCCTCTGCGCCTTGTAGTAGATCGAGCAGGTCGTACTCGACTGAAGGAAGCCGAGGTTGAGGTTAAAGCTGAGCGTAGAACCCGAGGCGACAACACTGTAGTTGTCGCGGAGCGACGTGCTCGTCAGCGGGAACGGAACGTTGCGCGGGAAGTACCTGGTGACCGTCGCGGTCGAGTAGTTGAAGTTCGGTGCGCTGTCGAGAGTCACGCTCGTCGAGTTCGTAACCTGGGTCACAATCCTGACGCAGTTCGCCGACGAGTTGGAGACGAGGATGTAGTCTCCTGCGACGAGCCCGAGGTAGGTGTCGTTAAAGACCGTCGAGGTTCCTACAAGTACGTTGCTCGAGGAATTAGAGACGACGGTGCCGGTAAGGCTCGAGTTGACTGTCAGGCCGGAGCTGGTCGGCACCAGGACGATGTCGTTGAGTTGGCCTGCCGTGAGGGATCCGCTGTAGGTAAACACGTCAGGGATGGTCAGGGTGAACGACCCACTGTTTCCAATACTAAATACGCTGTTGACGGTGGTGTACTGGTAAGTTAAGTTCTGAGCATACAGCAGGGATGAGGATCCGGCGTTGAATATAAGCTGGCTCGGACCCGAGTTGGAGGTCGACAGTGTTGCGATGCTGCTGTTCTGACTCGTGCTGAACGTGGTGACGACGTCCGCAACACCGACGTTGCTGGAACCGTTGTTGTATACCAAGCTCCTCACCGAGCTGAAGTTCGCACCGATGTTCATGTTGACGTTGAACAGGTAGATCTGATAGATGCCACTTGCCTGCTGGACAACCTGCCTGATGTTCGCGGTACCGATCTGATTACCTAAAGGCGTGATCGTTCCTCCGCTGATGCCGAGAAGCGAGCTGTTGCCTGTATAGTTCAACGCCGTATCGTAGAGCTTGATGGAAGCACCGGTGTTGAACGCGAAGGCGCCTGCGAAGTTCTTGACCGTGACGTAGCTCGAGTACGAGAGCTGAAGAGTCTCGGAGTTGCTCGTCAGGTAGTCGATACCCTTCGTGTTGTCGACCGAGTAGTTGTCGAACGTCTGGACCTTGTAACCCGAGATGTATGCGATGCCCGGATCGACGATGATCGAGAACGTATTGCCCTCACGTGTGGTATCGATAGGAGAGCGAGTCGTGACCTGGAATCGGTCGATCGAGTAGTCCCCTGCCGAGTCTCGAGTTCTCATGGCCATCTCGTCCTCGATGGCGTTGTACTGAGTCTCCTGGTTCTTCCTGTAAGGATAGCCTTCCGAGAACTCGACGACGCTGAGGAAGTCGGCGTTCGCCGCCGCGACCGTACTGTCGAGGGTTATGAGGTACGGCGTGATCTTGAGACGATCCGCACCCGGCGCCGACAGGTTGAAGGTTCCCGTGGCGTTGTCGAGCAAGGACGTGTCGATGTTGTAGTCGATGATGCTCTCGGTAGTCGAGAACCCGATCGAGACGTTGTTCGGGACGTTGGTGTACTTCGTGACGATCGTGGTCTGAGGATCAACCCTGAGGAAGTATCCGTTCTTATAGATGATACCCTCGGAAACGCCAAACGCATAACCCGTACCAACTGGATTGGTGTTAGGCCAGGAATTAGCGAGCGAGTTATTCGCGATGCGGATTTTACCGACGTAGTTGTATGCGTTGAGCCAGTCGGTCGGAGATGACGGATAGGTCGCAACGGCGGTCGGCTGCTTTACAGTGAGGTAAGGCTGGGCGAGGTAGTTGGTTCCCTGTGAGGACAAGGAAATTCCAGTGATGACACCGTTGATGTCGGTGAGGATGTTACCGCTCGCACCGCTTCCGAGGATTTGATTGATGGTCGCGGTGGCACCGGACGTCTGTCCTACGATCGTCTCGTTGTTCGAGAAAGTCCAGGTAGTGGCGCTCAGCGAGGAGTTCGTTACGTCGGTCTGAAGCGGCTTGATGCGAAGGACCGTGCTGTTGAGTGCGCTGGTCGTATCGATCGATATGACGCTCGCCCGAGCCGTAGTAGTTCCACCGACGATCGTCTCTCCTGCCTGAAACGCAGTGGCTGAGACCGCGTTAATCGAGATCGCAGGAACGATGACGAGAGTGTCCGTATTACTGAAGCCTGCACCACCCGCGGCGATGTACGTCTTGGACAAAGTGTTGTTCGAGCTGTACACGGTGAGTGTATCACCGGCTGAGAACGCCGTGGAGTTACCGTACTGACCGCTGTTTACATAACGAACGAAGATCGTGTTGAGGTCAGGGTTGGTCGCGACGTAGCCGTTTGCCGAGTTGAGAACGTAGGCGATAAGACCGGTCGTGTTCCTAACGAAGTTGTTGACGTAGGAGATAGGACTCGATGGGGTGCCGTCGATCTCTGAGTCTTCAAGCTTGGCGTAAGGGTAGTTATCATAGAAGATGAAGTTACACCCGTTGATAATCGTACCGCGCTTGTAGATGTTGTTACCAAATCTCTCGATCTGGTTCTGAAGGACCGTCTGGAGTTGATTTAGCTCTCTCGTCTGAACTGCGACCGAAGGCTTGAAGAGGACCTTGTAGTACTCTTTTGTCTGGTCATAGTCATCGAAGTAAGGAGAGACTCCAAGATTGGTAGTAATTGGCATCTTTAATCCTTCTTAAAACTCAAGTATGAGCTTAAAATTCTCGGTCTGATCGGAAGCCCTTGTTACAGGGTTTATGTTCTCAACGTATAGAACCTCACCGGAACCATGAACGAGCTCCGGAGAGTATTTATTGGTCGGATTGTACTGCGCTCCGCTAACCTGCCCCTTTAACCTGTTGCTTCCGCCGACGTTGAACACGCCGGTCTGCTGGGTAGTATAGAGGGTGTTCAGGCTGCTGTTGGACACAATCGTGTAGAACACGGCATTGGGAGGGTTGGTCAGGATGTCGGTCGACGCGATGACCTCGCCGTTGATGAACGTCCCTCCGGTAACGGACCCAGGATATGCGTACATCTGAATGAAGGTGTTGAAGTCCTTGGTCTGCCCGCTCCTTGACACGCTGGTGACGTTTGCGATCGCTCCCGTAACCGAGCCGATGATCTGATCACCTGCAGAGAACACCCCGCGGACTTTGTCAAGGACCACGGTCGTCGGGGTCGTTGCGATCACCGTGCCGTAGCTCGTAACGTTTGCTAGGTATACCGTAGCACCGGCACTCGTGAACGAGCTGTTGGTAAAGAACGAGACGGCCGTGCTATTTACGGTTGAGACCTGATTGATGTCGTAGTAGGAGCCGTTCGAGATGTAGATGTAGTCGTTGGAGGCGAACATCGGGATAAGATTACCCGATACTATACTCGCGACGTTCGAGGACGAGTTGATGCTCACCGTTGCGTTTGTCTGAACAGGCTTTACCTTATAGACTATATCACCGGTGTAGGACGAGTTGGAGAAGTTCCCGGATTTTCCGGTCAGCGTCAGAGTTACACCACTGAACAGTGGGTTCTTCATCAGGCCGACCTGATTGAACTGGTTATTTCCAACCGCGGGTACTGTATTAGACTCGGTGTTCGATAGGTTAACGCTGACCGTAGCGTAGACGGCACCGAGCTCAGCAGCCGCATCGTACCCGTGCCCTCCGCGTGGGGGAAGTATAGGCCTAACGGAAGCTGGCGAGAATTGACTGAGCACCGATACCGCGCTGCTGACGCCGACTGTGGCTGAAGCGTACTTGTAGTTGGCACCGTTGTCGAGCATCTTGACGCGATAGATGGTATTACCAGCAGCGGCGGCGGAGTTGACAATTGCCAGTCCTATCGCCGCGGTCGTCTCAGTTCCATCTCCGGTCACGACGACACCAGGATAGATCTCGTACGTGGTTTGATTGTCAGGCTTGACCGTAAAAGGAGTCAGCGTCTTGATGTAGTTGCCGCTGCTGTTGGAGTAGGACGTTGAGATAGGTCTGAATTGTCCGATCAAGGCCGAGTAGTTTGTACTCGCTGTTATGTGAATGTAGCACCCGAGGAAGGCATCGGGCGATGACATATTAGTATTGGAGATGGGAATAGCAAACGTATCGACCGAGATGACGTCGGTCGTGTTGAACTTGGTGTTCTCGATGTAGTTGATGTACCCGTTTCCTCCGACCGTGACGTTGATGACGTCTATGGATCCTGGAGAGGCGAACGAGGAGACCGTCGAGTTGGCAACTACAGGAATGTAGGAGGTCGTAGCGAACTTGTTGTAGTTTGCCGAGTCGACGCTGAACATGTACTTCCACATGTAACCATCGCTGGTGATGTAGGACTGATCAGTTGCATTGACCTGTGATATGTCCGGAGAGATCGTTGATACCGAGTTACCGCTGTTGTAGAGACACTTGAATACGTTGTAGAACGTCCCTTGTGTTACTCCAACGTAGAAGTTCTTACTGAACAGGCTCGGGTCTGAGTCATCGTACTGGGCATATACCGTACCGCTGCTATAGTCTATTCTCGGCATGGAGAGTAGGACGTCGGACGACTTGACCTTCTTTCCAAAGACCATGCTCCTGTAGGCGCCCCAGATCGTATTGCTCGAGTTGTCGTAGCTGTTAGCAACCGAAATACTGTTTGAGTAACCAACGTAGAAGTAGTAGGTATTATCGTTGTCCGTCTTAAACGAACTGATAAAGTCCCTAGCGTTGTTGACGCTATACGCCGCGGTTATTAACTTATTTGCCATTACAACACACCTAGATTGAGATCGTTGAGTTCGCTGCAGTTGAGTTAGAGGTCGTGACCTGCGCGGCTACCATAGTCAGCGGCCGCGTAAGATTTGAGCTCTTGGCAACCGCCGAGAAGTGCTTTGTTCCTGTGACGTGAAGTATCTTCTCGAGCATATCGGAGTATAGATCCGGAGGTATAGGCGATCTAATCTCGTACGAGAAGTCCTGATAGTAGTCCCCGTCATGAAGGTATTTATTCGAACTAAGGAAGCCCGACTGTGTCAGGTAGATTCCGGATCCAGTTCCCTGCTTTCCTAAGACGGCGGTGGCGAGACCTGCCCTACTTCCATCCTGTGAGTAGAACGTGATCACATCCCCGTTTCCATATCCAAATCCGGAATCGGTTACCTCGAGCGCCTTGACTGCATTGTTAGATATGTTGACCGAAGTCCCGATTTTAGCATTACGACCAGATACAGGAACGGTCGTGTCGTAGTTCAATGCCACAAGTGTCGAGTTGGCACCGGACGACTGTCCGATGATGCTGTTGCCACCTACTGTAAACCTATCCGAGAAGGTAATGCGCCTTGCCTTGATCGTCGTGCTGTTCGCAAACATTACGATCGAGTTGGCACCTGTTCCTGGTTGAGTAATGAGCTCTCCAGGAACGAAGAGTCCGTTTGTATTAGTTATAGTGAATATGAAATCGCGCTTTCCATAGCTTGCAAAGAAGTCGGTAGGTATTGCAAACGGAGGGTAGTTGTAGTTAAATCCTGGATTGATACCCGTCAAAGTCCCGACTGAACCGACGGTGATGGAGGTCAGAGGGTAGAAGGCTGAGGCGAGCGAGTTACTGGACTTAGTATTGTTCAGGTTGGCACCGTAGCTCGCAGAGTTGAGTGCCACACCTTTTACGTAGATGATAGGCGGTGCGATTGAGATCGAGTCGGTATACGTCAGAGTGCCGATCTTATATGATGCTGAGGAGCCGTTGTAGATCGTATCAACGGTTCCGTAAGTTCCGTAAGAGGTATCATAGACGTAGTTGCCAGGGGTGTTTATGAAGGAGAAGTTAGCGGTGCTGTTGACCGAGACAAATCCCGCGGTGAGCGAGATGCTGTTGACGTAGGCGGTAACTGAGTTATCACGTGATGAGAACGAGTAACCCGAGATGAACACTCCGCTGACATTTGCAACCGCGAGGTTGTTGTTGAAGCGATCGAAGCTGCTGATGTAGCCGTTGGCTGTTTCTTGGCCAAGGCTGTTCATCTGATAGATCTGAGTTCCTGGTACGAAGTCGGTGCTGTTGTTGTAGTATTTTACGATGGTATTTGAAGAGTACCCGATCAAGTTGGCATATGCGGATATATCAGTGAACGATGATACGGTAACGGTGATGCTGTTCGTAGTATCGACAAGCGTGCTGTTTCCAGAAAGGCTTCCTGTCAGAGTCGTGGCGAGGATGTAGCCGCTGTTCGCAGAGGCCGTCTGAACGCTCAGGATAGTTCCCGTCCCGACGACGCTGGCACCTGAGTAGGCCTTGATGGTATCACCGGGCGAGACGATCACGTGTGAGAGCGACGAGTTCACCGAGTTAGAATACGCGATGTTCGCAAGCGGCTGCTTGAAAATTGTGTTCAGTGAGTACTCGAGTGTAGTCGAGTTTGATGGGGTAATGTGAACGTTATTCAGAAGGTATACCTGCGTCGATATGGTTGAGTTCGCAAGCGTCGTGTATCCCCAGCCACCGTCGACGAGATTAAATCCGACGGCGCCGGTTAATGCTGCAAGTGACGTAACTCTAGCCTTTCCTTGCTTAGCATTAGATGTAGTAAGATTAACGATCTCACCGACACTGAAGTTCGCCCCTCCGCTCGTAACGACCAAGTTGGTGAGGGATCCCTTTACTATAGGATTTTTTGTAATAGAGATCGTGTTGTCAGGTGTGACGAGAGTGATTGCCTCGCCCGTGATGAAGTTTCCGCTCAAGCCCGAGATATAGAAGATGTCGACGTACCTTCCGAGATACCTCTTTGTGACGAGCGAGTCGACGAAAGCCTTGGCACCGGAGTTGAGTCCGACGATGTCCTTGTTAACGAAGAACCTATTGCTGTCGGAAGGATTGACCTCGATGTAGGTAGGTTGGAACCACTTGGCGTCCGAGGTCCTGAACACATCTTGCCCAGGAGTGTAGACGGTAGGCTCCTCTCCGAACACGAGTTGGAAGAACAACCTGACTGCCCTAGGAGTACCTCTCGAGCGATATAAGTCAAGGCTGTGCTTGACGAGCTGGCGAGTGTTCGTCGCTGTCTGGAACTGGATATTGTTGAGGTACTTCGCCTTGAAGTGAGTGATGAACTCCTCTTCGGACTGGTCGATGTCCTGATATTCTAGAAGCCTGCGACCGTGATACAGAGGTCCGCCGTCTCCGACCTCGACACCCTGCGCCCTATAGACATCCGCAGCTTCGTCTGAAATTTCTAACCACTGGTAGTAAGCGGTAACGAAATTGACAAAGTCCTGTCCGTAGACCCTATAGATCTCGGGGAACTGATTTATTACTAACGGTGCGATCCTCGAGTATGTATTTGCCTCAGCCATCTGATTACTCCCTGATGGCCTGAACCGTCAGGTTGATCTCGCTGGCTTCCAGATTGAGGATGTCGTTCTGACCGGCCACGATGTCCTTCTCTGCCGATAAGGCATATATCTTAAGCTCGGTACCGGAATAGCTGTCGATCGTAAAGTTTTGAATTGAGAGAACTCCGGTGTTGTAGTCGACCGTTCCGATCACGAGAACCGTCTCGTGATTGTTACCGTTCTGCTTCACGATCCTGAGATTTCCATCTGCATCGTCCTCCAGATAGCACGAGATGCCTTGATAGAAGAACTCGGACGAGTAGATCGTATGAAGGTCGGACAGCGGGTGGGTCTTAGGAATAGGAGCCAGCGTATTCAACAACGGCATGTTGAAGTTCACGGTGATGTTCTGTGCCGTACCGATCTTGGGATACAACTTCTTATATGCAAAGACCTCAGTCTCGTTACCGACGATGCTGGCATCAGTCGAGTCGATCACCCTAGTGAGCTGGCTGTACCTCAGGATCGAGTTGAACTTATTAAGGTAGGTGTTGTTGTAGCTTACTATTGCGTTCTTTATCAAGGCGGAGACGTCTGCCGGCGAGTAGTTGGTCTTATTGACGTTGTACTTGACGACCGAGCTGACGCTGTAGTAGATCTTCGATGGGGTTACGAAGATCGGCTCTTGGGTAAGAGGCATTCTCGGCTTGAGGAAGTTGTAGTAGAGGACCTGCTTTGATTCCGGAAGGCCTTCGACACCTGAGATGTCGACCGAGACGAACACCTTACCGTACCTAGGAGGGTTGACCGTCTCTCCACCATAAACGGCGATGTTGTTGATCTCAGGGAACTGAGTCTGCATGATGGTCTGATAGTCGGTCGATGAAACTGCACGCTCCTGCGTCTGAAAGTAGCGCGGCGCGTTGAACTTGACCGATGCGACCGACTCCTTGAACGAACCGTTGTATGCCGGTGTCAGCGTAACGATCTTCGGGGTACCAATCGTCTTGCCGCCGGTAAGGTCCGTGTTCAACGAGAAAGTTGTGGCACCGTTAGGATCCGATCCACCCGAGGTCCTATAGTTTATAGCAATGATGGAGCCGTCCTTAGGACGCCTACCGATGATGTCGTCACCGAAAACCACCTCGAAGAATCCTGTCTCGGCACCTTGTATAAAGTAGGCCTTGGACGTCGAGTTGAGATCGAGAAGGGTTGTCTTCTTGAAGTACTGAACGGTAGTTGCCCCGTTATCCTCCAGAGACGTGACAGTGCACGAAGAGATGTCCGCCTGCTCGTTCGAGAGGATAAACCTCTGCGTCTCGTTGTTGTAGTCCATGACGAACGTATCGGTAACGTAGTTGCCCTCGTACACGTCGACGTTGAACGACCAGTAGTTGTTCGACGAGTGAAATACTTGAGTAGTGTCGGTATAGAAGTTATATGAGTTCGAGCCGACCTTGGTGGTAAATCCCGTGCTCTTAGGAACGATCAGGGTAGTACCAAAGGTGCTGTCGGTTGTGAATGTAAGGTTAAGCTTTGCCTGAGAGGAGATCGCGCTGCGAGGAGTGTAGTTAAGCTCCTTGGCGTGCGAGTAGGCACTGGTGGCGAGCTGCGACGTATCGAGGAACGCCTCCGACGCAATCATATTCAGGTAGAACGAATTTAGAAACGTGTTGTATGAGAGAAGGTCGATGAGGACCCTGAGGTTCGACCCTTCGAAGTCGTAGTCCTTGAACTGCGACTGCTGCTTCATGAAGGATATGAAGTTTGCCGATAAGGTATCGGGATCGAGGGAGACGAGACTGAGTGTTGAGTTTGCGGCCATTCTATCTTACTTTATTTAAGGTTAGGCTCAACTGAGAAACTACTTGAGTATTTATTATGGAAAAAACGATGTCTATGTAGTATGACTGGTCTTCCTCTCTAGGATTTACCGAGACGTTGACTAGACTTACCCTAGGCTCGAAGTTGAGTATCGTGCTGCGGATCTCGTTCTCAATGGCCATCGCGGTTATGGCATCCATCGGCTCGAACAGGAGCCTGTAGACACCGCAGCCGATCGTGTTGTTGTAAGGTCTCTCGCCTGGAGCGGTCAGGATCAAGTTCCTCAGCGACTGCTTGATAGACTCGTCGTTGATGACACGTGCGAGCGCACCGGTGATCGGGTTCTTGTCGAAGTTGATTAGAAAATCACTGAACTGATCCGACTTCTTAGTAAGCTCGGTGATCTTATCTTTTCTAGTGACTGATGTCAACTCTTAGCCTCCGCAGAAGACGTTAGGAGATCCGCTTGAGATCTGATGGTCGACGTATAAGTCGTTCTTTCTTCCGAGACCCTTGCCGTTGACCCTAACGGTCGAGGAGGATGTCGTCAGGACGGGTGCGTGAGGGTTGCAGCACGACCCTGGATAGAGGTGGGTTATCATGGCATCGTTGATCCTAACGACCCCGATGCCGTTGACTCGAACGTTTGAAGAGCCTTGGTCCGTGCTCTGTGTAGTAGGGCTCGCACAGCACGTTCCAGACCCGTCTGGAGATGCCACGGTGTCCGTACTGCTCATTCTCGCTACAGCCTGTCCCATATCAGCTCTCCGTCTTGTTTATTTATGGGTTCAAGTCGATGGTCTTGCCCTTCAGGACCATACCTAACATCGAGTTCGCATTGAACGTGTCGCTGCTGTTGAGCGTCATACTGGACTTGGACTGGATCGTGTACGTCGAGTCGGTAGTGAGGCTCCTGTCTCCCTTAACATAAGTCAGGTACGAGTCGTGATAGACCTCGGAGACCTTTCCGACGACCTCGGTCGAGCTCTTTCCCTGAACGACGCTCACCCACCTTCCGGAATTGATGATGAAGTTGCTGACGGCCGTGATGCCGATGTTCTTAGCCTTTATGTTAAGATTGTTATCAACTTGCATAGACATGTTATTAGCGGTGACAAAGGCAGTTCCACCAACGTGTGCTATTGAGGAGCCGGTAACGCTCGTTGTCATGTTTCCGCCTACTGCCGCAGAGACGTCGCCGCTGACCTCAATATGGGCATCACCGCCGACGGTGATCCTAGCATGACCGCCGATCTTGATGTCGCCGTTCTGGTCGACCGAGATGGTCAAGCCGCCTTTAGTGTATATGACCTGATTGTTGACCGTGGCAGTGACCCTACGTCCGTCGGCAGAGATCTCGTCGTAGCTCCCGGACTTATGAGCGGTCCTGATCCTCTCATTTCCTGGCGTATCATCGTGCTCAGTGCTGTGACCGCTCTCGGTAGTAAAGGACTTGAGATAAGGGTACTTCGCACCGTAGGTCGTGTCCGGATGTCTCTTAGTATCTGCCATGATCATTCACCCTTGTATTTTCTAGGGATGTTAGTAGATGCAATCGTATTTCCAGAAGTAGTGTACTGCATAATTCCCGTGTTCATAGTAAGTGCAATGCTGTTGGCAGTCGAGAAGTCAACCTTTCCTTGCGGTGTGCCCGATATGGCAGTGTTGAGGTCGTTGTTCCTGATCACATTAGAAGGAAGGATGCTCATCGCGTTGGAGTAGAAGACGTTACCATACAGGGTTCCGGTAGCCTTGATGTTGTTAGCTGTCGGCAACGACGAAATTGTGTTTGCGATGATGTCGGAGCCCGATGAACCGCCGACACTTCCGCCGAGACCGCCCGGGCCGCCTTGGTTACCCTTGATGTTTGGATTCCTAATAGTGGTCGGCAAGTTCTGTATAGTTGGGGCGACATAGCCCGAGCAGGCCATAGCTCTCGCGAGTGCCGCGCTCGCGCGCTGCGCGTGCTTTGCTGCCGAGACGGCACCCATCAGTTTCTTTATCAGCTCGAGCAGCTTCATCGCGGTGCTGAACGAATTTAGCTCGGAGGGGACCTTGATGTTTATGGTGAAGGTCTTGTCACCTACGTATGCGTCCTCATCTGCCATGGAGGCGAGCAACGAGATTGCCATTCCGAGAAGACCACATGGGTTGTTATTACCCATCATCTTTTTCATGAGATTATCAAGACAGTACTGGGTGAACCCATCGAACTTACCTCCCGACTTTATCGACGCAGCGGAAGATGCGATTTGTGAGAACATGGAAGCGAGATCACTGATACCCGTGAGTTGTGTGATGTTCAGGCCTGCGAGTGCCGCGAGAGCGGCGAGTGGAGAGCCGGGAAGCCCTGAGCCATTTGAGGGACCGCAGGCCGAGCCGCATAGGGCGATAGTAAGTGCACCCAGCAGGCTTCCTGACATTCCTTCTAGAGCGTCCTCGATCGACTGTGCCGAGAGGGTTATGTTATCAAGTAGGTCCGAGAGTCCTGCTATCTTACCGACTGCGTTTGAGAGAAGTGACTGAACGGATCCGATAGCTGAGATCGCCGACTGAACGGACTGTACGAGACCCAGCGCGCTCGATCCGAGAAGGGAGCCGGCTGCGTCCTGAAGGAGATCGGAGATATTACCGGACAATAGTGATGATATGTCAGCCGACATCGAGAAAGACTCGATACCGTGAAGGAGGTTCGAGAGAGACCTCATCGCGTCGAGTCCGGATCCACCAAAGATTCCCGAGCCGTTACACTTGTCTATTCTTGAGATCGCATCGAGTACGGACTCGCCATCGTCGAAGACCTCCGATCCGATCGAGAGCAGGTCCTTGAACTTCATACCGTCAGCCGCGTGATCGACTATGCTCCTGTCGATGTGCTTGAGCTTGTCGATCCCACGAGCTAGGAAGGCGATGTCGTTGATAAGATCGCTCATGCGTAAGTTGCCCCGCCTTGTCCTGCCGAGTTCCCATCCTTGTTGATTGCAGACCTATGGATCGTCCCCATGATGATTGGGATCTGCTTCTCACGATCGACGAAGAAGCCGACGACCGTAGAGTCCTCAAGGATTCCTGTCGGGCTCCCACCCGTGTGCTCGTAGCTCGCGCTCGTCGCCGGCATCATCGTGTAGGCCCAAGGGAGGTCCGAGTCAGGTACGTCGTTTACGTTGTCGTGAATGCCGTAGACCCTAACCTGAATGCGACCGGCCTGATGCGGGTCGTCCTTTCGATTCACTACCTTACCGACGAACCAGCTGAAGTTCCCTCCCATATTCCTTTCGGTCATTGTACAGGATCCTCCTTGTAGCCGCCCTTGATGCACTCGACAGCGCACGTATATCTAGGGTTTGATCCCTCAGGGCCGATGATGTGTCTCAGTGACGCGACTAGGTACTTTCCCGAGATGAGCTTGTCGGAGGTCGTCGAGGTAGTACCTTCAGGTTCGAAGATGTCTAGACTGACGAGCTGTCCTGCCGACATCTCCGAGTCGCCGTAGATGTGCTTGTTCACGGTACCCTGAGCGATCTGAGAGACGAACGACTTCTGCTTAGGTGTCATCTCGTCGATGAAGCTCTTGAACATGTTGGTATCAACGGGAATAAGCGAGTGGGCCCCGGCAAACTTACCGAAGAGCTGGTTGAACTCGGGGCTGTTAGTCAGCGACAGCTTACCCTCAGCTCCCGCGTACTTCTTGTTATCGAGGTTAGGGTTGTCCTTTACCTTGTAGGTCAGGTCCTTGAAGTCGAGCACCTTTGTCTGGACATTGACGCCGCCTCCACCGAGCTTTCCTAAGGTATCGTACTGCCTAGGCTGGTTGAAGGCGAGGATGTTCCTGAAGAAGGGTGAGAACGCATCGGACTGGGCAGTCGACTTGATCTTGAAGTTCCTATCACCGACCTCGCCTTCCTTGAACAAGGTCTCGATCGTCTTGAAGTGAAAGCCGTCCTTGTTCTCAAAGAACACGAAGGACGACGACTCATCCTGAGATGACACTGCGCGACGCCTGAGCATGTCGATTGCCTGGAACGGCTTCATGTTCGGCACTATTACCTTATGGACTCCCTTCGTCTCACGGAAGTCTGTGTCCTTGTCGGTCTCGAGGTACTTCGTGCAGATGTCGTCGATGATGCTGTGGATGTTCGTGTTATAGGACTTCTGAATAAATCTGGTCTTGTGATTGAAGATCTCGGTCGAGAGGCAGACGAGCTTGAACGTCTTCGACTTCTGATTGGAGGTCGTCTGGGCGTCCTCCATGTTCGTGATGTGAAGCTCGTAGGTTGCGGTTTCCCTGCTGGGTGTTGCGAACTCGATGTTGATCTTCTCCTCGCCTACGAGAGGAAGTAGGTTCGCGATGCTCGCCTCACTGCGGAGGATGACCTCGGCGTAGAAGGTAGGCATGAAGATGCTCTCGTAGATGTTCATGTAGATAACGAGCTCAGTCGCGTTTACAGTTCCCTTAGGGGAGTGAATGCTGACCGTCTTGATGTTAACATTTCCAGGTACGTTGCTCGTTCCGGCCATTCTACTTTGCAAGCTCCTGTTTAAGCTGATTTGCCGAGTCGGTGTACAGTGCCTTTGAGATAACCTTGACGGTGCTTAGGTTAGAGTTCTTCTCGAGCTCGTAGTCGTACGCGTATACGGGAGAGTAGTAGTCGGACTCACCTGTGTTTGGGATGACGTAGCTCACGATACTTGACGAGACGATGTTTGCCGACTCGCCGTTGAGCCCTCTGAGAATGTAACCGGCCTGAAGTCCGCTTGTGATGTTCTTGACCGTCAGGACCGCTCCACTCGTGTTGTTAGCGTATGCGACCTCGACACCACCTTTGTAGTTCTGATACTGATCGAGTACGTCGATCAGTGCACCGCTTGCGAAGTTAAGCTGCGAGTTGGAGTTGTAGGTGGCTGTGATCGTCGAGATGATGTTCGTCTGGTATGTCCAGTCAACCGGCTTCCTGGCATAGTACATAGGATTACCGTAGCCGTCGTCAACGGACATCCAGTACTTCTTAAAGTCATTGAGTCCTGAGTAGGAGTTGGCACTTAATTGTCTCTCGTCGGCGAACCAGTTATTACGATAGAAAACTATCCTCTTCTGTGCAGTGACGAGGCTGCCGTACTTGTCGATGATGTACCTGTTGAAGGAGTCGGGATCGAGTTTCCAGTCGTGATAAGGATCGATGACGTCGTTGGCTAGGTAGATGAGCCACGCTCCGTTAGGGTCATCGTAGTACTTGTATGCTATGTAGTCAGGGCGCTGTCCGTCCTCTACCTGATAGTCGTAGTAGTCATAAGGGTTGTTCTTAGTCTTGCGCGCGACCACAACCCTGCTCAGGAGGTTTAGAGCAGAGGAGCCGTTGTATTTGATCTTGCTAAACTTCTCGAAGTATCTTTCGACCATTCTTACGGGTGTCCTTTAATAGAGTCTAGCACTAACTCACTGCGAAGCAGCAGGAGGAGTAGCAGCGCCGCCTGTGGAGACGCTCTTTGCAAAGTCCGCTGCCGACTTAAGTGCGGACTGCACTCCGGTCACGGCCGCATTATAATTTCCAGAAGCTCCTGCGTAGGTATTGTTCTGACCACTTGAAATATCTTCCTGTGTCCAGATCTCGATCTCGAGCAGTGATATTGAGAACTCAATTGCAGTAGGAGCGCCTGTTCCTGCAAAGAACGACGGCATGTTAGGCGAGTAGTTAATCGAGACGCTCTCGACAACACACGGTTTGAAGCTGTAGAGAAACTTATCTTCCGGTAGTAGTTTAATCATGATAACGTCCGGAACTGTAAACAGCGCGTTCTCACCGGTAAGTCCAGGCAAAGCCGACTTCTTAAACTGGCTGATGATGTTATAGAGAGACTGAGACTCCTGCGCGCTCTCCGGCATGAACTTCCATGCGAACCTGTGCTTCTTTAAGTTGACCTTATTAAACAATACAGTAAGCATCGGGTTCTGTGCGAGCCCAGCTGCGTTGAGACCTATCTTTCCTAAAGTTCCACCACCAGCTAGCTGTGCAGCACCTGATACTAAGAATGACTGAGCAGCGGCTCCACTTACGGAGCCAACGAGACCTGACAGAGTTTGATTTTGTGCGCTCGTTGAATTTCTATAGGCTTCTATTCCTGCTCGCGCACCAGCTCCGGTTGCATCTAATGGGTCAGAACTGTAGTCAAGGCTGTAGTCGTCGACTAGACTGTTGGGAACAGGCAGGGCAATCATGGCGCCGGAAGGATAAAGCTTGGCAGAGTCCTTAACTGATGGGAATACGTACTTGTTGAACGCAAATGTCATGAAGTACTTGCCGATGTCCTCAGGATACCTGAGCAGTGCGGAGAAGGGGCGATTCGATACGACGCTCTGCGGACTCTGCCCTAACTGACGCGCCGCATTTCTTGCGTTGGCGTAGTTGTTAGTCTCATTCCTCGCCGCCTGACGAGCTGCAATTACCGGATCGATCGGACCGGTTATCGTGCTTGCCGCACTGGAGAGAACACTTGCGTCTGAGGATGCCATCTGCTGTCCTGATAAATACTGATATGGCCTACAAAGGATTCTTCAAGCCCCGGAACCCGTCGAAGTATCGCGGAGATCCAACTAACATTATTTATAGGTCCAGTTGGGAGCTCAAGCTAATGATGTGGCTTGATCATCACAATGACGTGCTCGAGTGGGGATCCGAGGAGTTCTTCATACCTTACAGGAGTCCGATCGACGGACGAGTACACAGGTACTTCCCGGACTTCTTCGTAAAGAAGCGCGGGGCAGACGGAAAGATCGAGACCTTGGTCGTCGAGATCAAGCCGCTGAGCCAGACGAGAGAGCCGAAGAAACAGGCGAAGATTACTAGGAAGTACCTGACCGAGGTCGCCACATGGGGAATAAATAAGTCAAAGTGGAAGGCAGCTGAGGACTACTGCGACGACCGCGGCTGGAAGTTCAAGCTTATCACCGAGCGCGAGCTCAACATAAAGTTCTAAAATGGCTTACATATTTCAGACCATAGCTAAGCAAGCACAGACGGCGAAGGTCTCGCTGACTGATGGAAACGTATCCGACGCTCGAGAGTGGTATCGTAGAGTCGCCTCGAAGGTCACCCAAGTCAATATAAATCGCCTACAGTCGGACCAGCCTTTCAGGCTCGAGTCGTCGATAAACTTCAGGTCTATCGGAAGGATGTACTCGTTCTTCTACGATGCAAAAGGTAAGGACGAGCTGGCGTACTGGGACAGGTACCCTCTGGTATTTCCGATCGAGCTCTACAAGGACGGATTTCTGGGTATCAACCTCCACTACCTTCCGCCTCGCCTTCGCGCGGCCTTGATGAACAAGCTATATGATACTCTTTCAAACAAGAAGTACGACGAGAGCACCAAACTGAAGATAAACTATCAAATTCTAAAGGGCTCGACTAAGTTTAAGTACTTTGAACCGTGCATAAAAAGATACCTTATAACACACGTGAGGTCTAAGTTCATGTACATTAGCCCGAGCGAGTGGGATATGGCAATGATGCTGCCGACCGAGAGGTTCGTCGGTGCGCAGAAGTCTACCGTATTCAAGGAATCAATCTCAAAGGTGCGCAGGTAATGCCGACAAATCTCAACCTCAGCGACTTCAAGTCGGCGGTAGTCAAGAAAGGCTACCTGACTCCCAACCGCTTCCTCGTCACCATACCGAGTCTTCCAAACGGAGTCCTACAGAGTTCCGGATCCTCGTCCAACTTCGGCTCCTTGACTAACAGCCTTCAGTTCTACATCGACACGTGCAACCTTCCTGGCGTGCAGATCAACACAAGTGATAACTACAGGTACGGATACGGCGTCGTGGTGAAGCGTCCAACCGGTCTAACCTTTGCCGACATCACGACGTCCGCACACTCCGACTCCGAAGGACAAGTTCTCAAGTTCTTTCAGAACTGGATGAAGGTCATCATGAACTACGACAATCGCACCGGTGACCTCAATGCCCAGACCGGACTGATCAGAGGTCAAGTGCCGTATGAGATAGCATACAAGAGCGACTACGCGGTCGACATGACGATCACCGTGTTCAATCAGGCAGGCGATGCAGTCGTTGAGGTTGACCTTCACGACGCATATCCAATCTTCCTCAACGACATCGGCCTCAGCTGGGCAGAGAACAGCTCGATCATGAGGATTCCTGTAACGTTCACCTACAAAAGCTGGAACACCAAGGACCTCTACGTTGGAGGTGCGAACATCAGGACATCGACCGCGCCTAGACAAGCACCGACGTCAGTTGCAGGATACTCAACCACCAGCGGATCATCAAGATTCTAAATCATCAACATAACTACAGAAACGGAGTGAAGTGAAATGGCTTTACCAAAGATAGACTATCCGGTACTCGAGTGCGAGCAACCTTCGAATAAGAAGAAGGTCAAGTTCCGTCAGATGCTCGTCAAGGACGAGAAGATCCTCCTCATGGCAAAGACGAGCGAGTCGAACGTCGACATCATGAGAGCGGTCAAGCAGGTCGTCAACAACTGCGTCCTGAGCGACGACTTCGACGTCGACAAGGCAACGATCTTCGACATCGAGTACATCTTCCTCAGGATCAGGTCGCAGTCGGTCAACAACATCTCTAAGGTCTCTTACAAGGACCTCGAGGACGATAAGGTATACGACTTCGAGATCCCACTCGACGAGATCAAGGTCGAGTTCCCCGAGCAGGTATCGAACACCGTTCGCATCAACGAGGCCATCGGCTTCACCCTGAACTATCCGTCGGGCAACACCTACGACGACGAGAAGATCATGAACGGTGGCGACGACACTCTCGAGAGGATCATCGTCAACTGCATCGATAAGATCTTCAACGGTGACGAGATGATCGATGCTAAGACCACTCCTAAGGACGAGCTCATCGAGTTCGTGAACTCGCTCGATGTCAAGACGTACGAGAACGTCAGGAAGTTCCTCTCCTCGATGCCGTACATCAAGCACACGATCAAGTACACGAACGCGCTCGGCAGGGAGAAGGTGATTAACCTCACGACGTTAACTGATTTTTTTACGTTTGCCTAAGTCACAACACTCTTGAGAACTACTACAGGACGATCTTCGCTTTGGCACAGCATCATAAATACTCGATAACCGAGATCGAGAACCTCATAATCTTCGAGAGGGACGTGTACGTCGAGATGCTGATGGACTACCTCAAGGAAATAGAAGAGAGACAGAACCGTCCAAATGGCTAACTTCAGCGATCCAAATCAGACCACGGTCGTAGTTACTCCGACACAACAGGGGATCAACCCGACCGTGGCCGCTGCGATCGCGACTACGGAGGTGGCAAAGGCTTCTGTCGGTCTTGCACAGACTGCAATCGACAGCAAGATAGTCGACAAACAACTCAGGGAGCAGGACGAACACTGGCTCAAGTCGTACTGGCGTCCGGTAATGGCGTGGCTGTACGGCCTCATCTGCTTCATGGACTTCATTGGGTTCCCCTTCCTCTCGATGATGAACCCTGTGTTCTATAAGTTCTGGGGGATAGCGGCTATGAGCTATCAACCTTGGGCAAGCCTGACGCTGCAGAACGGCGGGCTCGTTCACCTTGCTTTCGGTGCTATACTAGGGATTACAGCGTGGACCCGCGGCCAAGAGAAGATAGCCGTAACGAACACAATGAACAATAATAATAACCTGTTGTAGGATAACAAAAGATGGCTGGCTTAGGGGATATCTTAGGTAACATAGCAAAGTTAGCCGGCAAGGCCGCCGTCGACTCAACTATAGGTTCTAAGAACAGGGCAGCTATCTCTTCGCTGGGTCAAGATATTTTTGGAAGAGGATCCAGTAGTAGCTCGCAGAGGAAGGCACAGTCGACCAACCCGACGTTTAAGTCGGCTGGCGGAAGCCTGCCTCCCAACGCCTCCCTGTCTCAGATCCTCATGGATACCAATCGCATAGACCGCGATACCCTACAGGCAGTTCGCCTCCAGACGGCGAAGATGGACGAGATAAACGACACCCTCGACGGTGTAAAGTACGGGATCGAGAATCTCGAGAAGCAAGTTATCAGGAACGAGGAGAGGAGGGCCAGGGCTCAGTCTGCTGCAAACGCAGCCGCGATGAAGAGCAGTGCCGGCTCGTCCAAGAGTATCCTCGACCTACTGATGGGCGGAGGTGAGGGTCTCCTCGCAGGCCTTGGTCTCAAGAAAACAGCCAGTGCTTTGAAGGGAAAGAAGCCTAAACTTAAGGCGCCGGAACCGGACGCAAGAAGCAGGCTCATCGAACCTGAACTAGCAGACACAGCAATTGCCGAGACGGCAGAGAAAGGTGTAGTCGAGGGAGTCGAGGAAGGTGTTGCGGGAACGATCGCAAAGAAGTCCGCATCACGCGTAGTCGCAGAGGCTATACCGATTCTCGGGGACGTCCTCATCGGTGCGCTTCACGCGTACGAGTCGGGAAGTGTCGGAGAGGGTATAGCCGCAGGGTTTGGCTCGTTCGGAGGTAGGATTGTAGGCGCGGCCGGAGGAACACTGGCGGCGGGACCAGCTGGTACAGTGGTCGGGGAGATGGGCGGTGCGATTGTCGGTTCTGAATCGGCTGCTGCGTTATATCATAACTTATTCAACCGAGCTCCTTCCGCAAGTGGTCAGGTGATCGATAAGTCGAAGCTGATCGACGCCAACTCGTTATCGATAACCGCGCGCGACATGGTCTTCGAGGCCGAGAAGTTCGACTTCAAGGTTCCCGGATTAAGTGTTGCGAACGGCGGAGGTAACTACGGCGGGGAAGTATCGGACGACAGCGTCACGAGAAGTGAGGCCACTACCGGAGGTGCAGGTGGAGTTGGCTCGGGCTTTAGGATCGGTGGTCAGGACACGGTTCCGGGTGATGTAGTAGCTCAGAGCGCTCCAACTTCTGGAACACTCGTGTCGCAGATGACCAAGGGCGGTGAGGGTGGTGTTGGCTCAGGCTTTAGGGTCGGCGGTCAGGACTTCGCAGCCGGTGATGTAACAAATTCCAACGCAAAGCTCAACGGTGTCAGCGACGGTGTCAAGAGCTTGTATGAAAAAGTAAGCTCGTCGTTTGGTGGTGCAATATCCATCAGCAGCGGAAAGCGAGACGAAGGAAGTAACGCTAGGGCAGGTGGGGCGAAGAACTCAGCTCACCTCAGAGGTAACGCCCTCGACGCACACTTCGCAGCTGACATCCCGTCTACGCTTAAGTTCATCAAGCTCGCCTCAGAGGCAGGTGCCGGCGGTATCGGTGTCTACAGGCCTGGAAGCGTGCACATCGACGTAGAGGGTCGTCGTGGCTGGGGTCCGAGCTATCACAAGGAATCAATTCCGGACTGGGCGAAGGACATAATGGACGCTCACATGAGCGGTACCATGTCGTCGTACAAGCTCGCTGGAACTGCAGCGACTACAGGTTCGGACATATCTGATAAGTCAAAGACCGTTGCACAGAACGCCGAGAACAACGCTGCCCCTGCTGTGTCACCACAACCCAGCGGAGGCGGTGCGTCGTCCGACAGGTCATCGTCAGGTCCATCGATACAGGCAGGAGCGGTTCCGGACGCCAGACCACCGGTGAGCTATCGCGAGCTCTACGATCATCACGAAACGGACAGGAGGTAGTAGATGCCCCCCGTCGGAAACATCCTCTCGAACACGGCTAAGGCCTCAGGTAACGCAGCTCTTAACGCGATGATAGGTCAGGCCAATGCTGGAAATATAGCCGGCTTCTTCAAGCAGATAATGAAGGACTCATCTGGCAGTGGCGGCTCAGGTCAGCCGCAGGGTGATCGCGAGACCATGGCAGTCGCAAGGCAGTCTAATGCTGTGGCGCGCGAGACCCTTCAATCGGTGCGTATCAATACCAATAAGTTCTACCAGATGGGTGACACGCTCGAGGACGTAAGGTTTGGTATCGAGAACATAGCAAAGATCTTCGCACTTCAGGAGTTCAACGCCGCCGGCGAGGCTGCCATGAACAACATGAAGGGTGGAGGTGGCCTTGGCCTGATGACGTCCGCCGAGCTTCTCGGCTTGATGAGCGCTCTTGCACTTCCCGTTGCGGGAGGCCTTGCGGCGCACTACCTCGACATCGACGAGACGAAGCCGGGAAACAGCGCAGTCGGATCGTGGATAAATGAGAACATCCCGGGTGCGGCGTCGATCGACGACTTCGTCTACAAGATGACAGGTGGTGCCGTCGGGACGTCGATGGACGACCCTCGGTACTCGTGGAACAAGGACAAGGCCGAGAAGGCCGGTGCTGACCTGATCGATAAAGATACTAAGAAGGATGATACTAAAAACATGGTGAATCGCGCACCGAGCGCGAGCGGTGAGGTAGAGATCCGCGATAAGAAGATCGATATTAAGGAGCTCCTGAGCTTCAAGGCCACGACCATAACATTCAAGCTCAAGGAGAACGCAGTCGCGCTGTCCGCCGACGAGGCAAATCGCCTCGGCTGGAGCATGAGCAGGTTCACGAGCAATAAGGACTACTCAAACGCCGTTCCGTCTAGGCAGAACACCGGCAGCCGCTCGACGTTCGGCGGTAGCACCGGTCCGGTCTCACCTAACGGTACGTCGAGCAGGTACACGAGCGGGAACATCAGCACGGCCAAGGAGGCGGTAGACTTCCTAGTAGGCAAGGGATGGACTCGCGAGCAGGCTGCAGGCATAGTAGGAAACCTCCAGGCCGAGAGCAACCTCAATGTTGCAGACGTCGGTGACGGAGGGCAGGCCTACGGTATAGCGCAGTGGCATCCGGATCGTCAGGCTAACTTCAGGAAGTACAAGGGTAAGGACATACGAGGCTCGACTCTCGTAGAGCAGCTCGACTTTCTCAACTGGGAGCTCTCGAATACAGAGAGAGGTGCTGGATTCCAGCTGAAGGCGGCCAAGACCGCCGAGGAAGCTGCAGTGTACTTCGACAAGTACTTCGAGAGATCCAAGGCATCGATGGGCATCGACATAAACAATCGAAGCACGTGGGAAAAAGCTAGGAAGAGGATCAACTACGCCAATGCCATAATGGGTGCGGTCAACAAATCGCAGACCGACACCACAAAGGCAACACCCGTAACACCTGCTACGCCGAGCATCGGTGCAGCTAAGTCAGACAGTGGTTCAGAGAACGCACAGGCACCGGTACAAGGTCAGACGAGCACACCGTCTCCTACATCGCAGGTCGTGCGCAATAGGGCAGGTGTTGCAGTAACAGGTCAGGACATATCGGCATCGTCAGTAAAGAGCGATCCGCTCCTCAAGCCTAAACCTACTGTCACCACACCTCCGCCGCGTGATCGTCAGGACTCATCGTCGAGCGACAACGTAGTCAAGCCACCGCCGAGTGCCGACAAGACCGAGGTTCAACCTCTCAAGGATCTCATGACGGACTACTTCGACTACGGAATGTTCTAAAGATTGAGGGGGCTTGCGCCCCCTCTACCATATCAGCGATTTGCAAGGCTCTCGAAGAACTTGAGCCCGTCGTCCTCGTCCTCATCGATCTGAGGAGCGGCAGCGGACTTGATCTTGGGAGCAGGTGCCTCGTTCTCGCTCTTCCAAGGAAGCTCGTCGTCCTCGGCCTTAACAAGGATGACGCGACGATCGTCGCCGCCCTCGCCGAGAACACGTGCGAGCTTTGCAGCGAGCTCCTCGTAGGACTTGAAGTTGCTCGGTGCAAGGAACTCCTGAAGCGAGTACTCCTTCTTCCAGATTCCCTCGAGCTCCTCGTCGTCCTTAAGGAGTGGAGCAGGCTTTGAGAACTCGGACTTGTCGTAGTTACGATAGCCCTCGACGTTGCGGATCTTCAACTTGAAGCTCGCACCTGCCCAGAAGTCGAACGGGTTGATCGCCTCCTCGTCCTGGAACTGCGGGTTCATGAGCTCGTTGAGCTTGTCGAAGATCTTCTTGCCGTACTTGAAGAGGAACACCTTGCCGTTGTTGGCCGGATTTGCCGGATCCTCGACGACGTAGATGTTGCTGAGGAAGTGAAGGCGACGCTTCTGCTTGCGTGCGACTTCCTTGTCCGACTCGATACCTGAGTTCCAGAGCTTCGAGTTGTACTCGCCGACGGGATCGTTCTTACCGATGGTCGTGAGCGAGTTCTCGATGTACCACTGACCTGTAGGTCCTTGGAAGCCGTGATCCCAGATGCGAACGAAGGGCATGTCCTCGCCTTCAGGCGCAGGAAGGAAGCGGATGACCGCGTAGCCGTTGCCGGCCTTGTCGACCTCCGGTTTCCAGAAGCGATCGTCATCACCTGACTTACGCTCTTGCTGGTTGGATGCGATCTTGTTAAGATCGGATGCGAGCCGCTCGAGCGAGCTCTTGCCTGAGGTCTTCTTGAGTTGTGCGAATGTAGACATCGTATCTTATCTCCGTATGTGCGATGTATTGACGTTGTATAGACTGAGCATTTGTATCGCTCGATCTATATATATCATTCTTGGCTGAACTTGTCAAGGATGATCTGCTTGATCTTACCCTCGTCGAACTTGAGGAAGGTAGAGTACTTGGTGATGATCAGTCTGGTCTCTTGCCAGATAGGGTCGTCCTTCATCATCTTATCCCAGTGCCTGACGCACTTGGTCATCGTGACAAGTATGACCAGGGTCTCGATAGACACCTCACCGCGAAGGTACAGCTTCAGGAGGTGAGGGTGATCGTACTCGGAGACCTTGAAGTTACTGTCGAAGTCGGGCTTGAGCCTCGACAGCTCGTTCTTGAAGTTGTAGGTTAGGGACTCGATCCGCTTGATCCAGTCCTCGTAGACGCGCTGCGCCTCCTCGTTGTAGGCCATGTCGCGAACCCATACCTTGGGGTTCTTGACCATGTTGGACAGGAGGAAGTTGTGGGCGTCGTTGTGCTTCGCGATCTTGGCAAAGAAGATCTTGTCGGTCCTCTTGTCGAAGCTGTCGGCGTTGACGCGAACCTTGCCCTTGTACTTTACGTAGTCGTAGTCGACACGTGTAAAGTGCTGCTTCAAGGCCAGGTAGTCGGTGTAGCACTCGAAAGGTGTCACTCTCTTTCTCGCTATCATATAGGAAGTCTCGCGCCCTTCTTGAGCACGTTGAGGTTCTCCGCCTCGATCTGTACCTTTGACCGAAGTACCGGATCCCGCTTGATCAGGCTCGCTGCGAACTCGACCTCGCGGTTGTTCTTCTGACACCATAGGACGACGGCGTCGATGTAGTCGATGTTCTTGCTCTGAACTAACTTCTCGATCTCGACCGAGAACACCGAGTTGGAATTAACTACGCTGACTACGCTCACTTGTCTGATTCCTCAAAAATAATCTTATAGACGTTTGTTACGATCAACGCAACGTTCACCAGCATCACGAAGATACCAAGGAAGAGCTCGTCCTTGCCGATTAGGAACTGCGAGAGGGACGAGAAGATCACGGCAAGGAAGGCTGTCCACAGAGGAACCACATTCATATTATACAACATATTCTCCAATTGGTGATCCCTAGTGGAATCGAACCACTAACCGCCGGCTTAGAAGGCTGGTGCTCTATCCTGTTGAGCTAAGGGACCGAGAAGGAAGGTGCCGCTGTTTCCGATTCGAACGGTGTTCTAGTGTTGACCATCTGCGCTTCCCACAGTGCTGTCAGCGGCGTAAACGGGGCCCTGGTGGGCCCCGTAGCTTTATCTATTACTTATTATCGACAAACTTCTTAATTTCTTCAGCAAGATTAATAATATCAGATTTTGTAGGATATTTTAAAGCTGAAATAAGCTGAGTTCTTTCTGTAGAAATTTCTGGATATGAAAACACAATCCTTTCCATAGCAGCATGATATTCAGCGTTAAGTTGATCTCTTGCGAAATGAACGAGATTAAATCTTAAATCGTATGGTGTACTCATTTGTAGTCTCCTTTGGGTGTGTTTGTGTGTTATAAAGTGAGCCCGTTCTGTTTCTAGGTGGAGCTCATACCCAATGAGATCAAGCCGCTAGGCGAGCCTCAAATGGAGCGTTATCATTCGCTGCATTTAGTTTTGCGTACATTGGTCTCGGTTTGCCTTTACTGCACCTGTCGATCCTAGTATTCGCCCCCATCAGAGATATATCGGGTGTTCGGAGAAACCTATTACACCATATTTGTTCCGACTATGGAGACCGATATATCTCTGGTGGAGGCGGCGGGTACTGCCCCCGCGTCCAGAATGCCTATTCTGCATTCGTCATCAACCTCCGTACATTCTATATATAATCCACTTTGACTTATTTGTCAATACCCTTTAGCGTAAAGGTGTGAAGTTCTTTGGTTAGCTTCTCGATCTTCTTGGTAAGCTTGTTGTTCTCATCGAGCATCTTGACTAAGAGCTCAGTCTGCTCCGAGGCGATCTGCTGCCGCTGGGCCGCCGCCATGGCTAGGTCCTCGCGGTGTTGGGCATCGGCCTCCGCGTGTGCCTTGTCTCGATCAGCCTGACGGGTCTGTGCGAGGAGGATGAGCGGTGCCGCGTAGGCAGCCTGTGTCGAGAAGGCTAGGTTGAGGAGGATGAACGGGTAGAGGTCGAAGGTCGCGTACCCGAATATGTTAAGGCACATCCACAGCAGCACGAACAGTGTCTGGATGATGAGGAAGATAGGAGTTCCAAAGAATCGTGCGAACTTCTCGGCTACGATCGCAAAGCCGTCGTCACCGAACGGGCTGTGAAGGTGAAGGTGAGGTAGGTGAAACCTAAAGTGATTTTTATCCTTCATCATATTAAGACCGATCTCCTATCGTGATCTGAGATAGCTTCTTCATCTGCTCCTTGTTGACCTCGGAGTCCTTACCGACGGCGATGATACATGCCTCCTTGTCATCGAACTCAACTGCCATGATTACAGGCTGGTCGTATGAGAACAGGAAGCCGATGTACTTATCGGAGGTAGGTGACTTTCCCCTGAAGATGAGGTGAAGGCCTGCCTGATCGACGATCTCCTGCATCTGCTGAACAGGAGTGCAGCTGTACTTAATGGGTTGCTCGTCAGCAAGAGCCGGTGTCGAGACGGCAAGCGCGATTGCCAACAGTAGTTTCTTAATCATCACAAATATCTCCAGTTAATGTAGATCTACTTATCAACCACGAGGGTCGAGCCACTGATGCGAAGCTTGATCGTCTCAGGTATCTTCGACCCGCCTTTTCTCGTGTAGTCCCTACCGCCGTCGATGAAGACACCGCTGTGTTCTCGATAGTCGTGCCTGTAGCGACTGTAGATGATGTCGCCTGAAGGTGTCACGACACCGTCGAACGGCTCCGTGGCTGAGATCCCATTGGTGATGTAGATCTCGCCGTCTTTCCGGTACATTCCAAAGTACTCGGAACCTTCAGGGTGTGGCTGGGCCGTGTAGAAGATGGCGGCGGGATTATATGACCAGCCGCCGTCCTTGGACTTGAGCTGGGAGTCGCAGACGTACACGGCCTTGTATGTCTCCTCGATCTTCTCGATCGTTTCTTTATTAAAGACAATGGACTCGTTGAGGATCATGATATAACCTTAAGTAGGATCGTGTTCTCGTTGATGCGAGGGTTGAACGTATTAGGCTTGAGAGGGTCGAGCACCTTCTTGAGCCCGGCCTTGGTGGCCTTTGAGACCTGATCGACGATCACCTCGGACTTGCGTCCTGTCTTGTAACCGTGCGATAGCTTCTCGTCGTAGCCGATGATCGACGTACCCTTGACCTTCAGGCCGCCGCGATCGAGAGCGCGGAAGATCATGATCGTCTTGTACTTCGTGTTGAAGGTCCACAACTCCTGTGCACCGAGGATCTTCTGTGGGTCGACCGAGGCGAGCTTGAACTCAGCAGAGTCCTTCTGGTACTTGAGTCCCTTTAGCTGCTTCTCGACCGACACAGGTCGAGGCTTGCGAACTGCACGGGTCTTCTTGGCAACGTTGCCGTAGCGCTCGGCATCCTCGACGATCTTGCCAAAGAAAGCTGCTCGATCACGGAGCCACTTCTTCGTGTACTTCTCATAACCCTCGATCTTACCCTCCGATGCCTCGATCAACTCATCGCGGATCGGCGAGTAGTAAGCAGAGATCTTGGAGGCGTGCATCGGAGGGATCTGCTTCGACTGCAGCCAATCGTACATCGAGAAGTTCTCGCCCTTGTCGATCAGCTCCTCGATGTCCCCGATGATGTCGTCCACCTTATCCTTGATGCGTTGCTGGATCGTCGGGCGAACGACTACAGGCTTGTCGTCCTCGTCTTCCTTGTCGTTAGCATGAGCTGCCGCTTCGGTGATGCTCTTGCACACTTTAGTGTATGCATTGAGGTCGAGCTGGGCGTTGTTGTTGGTTGCCATACGACACACCCAAGCCGAGGTAAGCGGGAGCCACTTATCGGGGATGGAGCCGATCTCCTTAACTCTCGACGTCTCGTTGTACCTAGTGAAGTACTCCTTGAGGTACTGTCGTGCGTCGTCCTTGGTACACATCGTGTTGTACCAGTTAAACGCCTTGAGTGTGTCCGAGAGTTTCTTATAGTCCTTCGGCTCGTCGCCGAGGTACTTAAAGTTCACGAGGTACGCTTCAGATCGCGAGACCTTAGGCTTCTTCTTCGTCTTAATCGAGAGAAGGCTCTTTGCCATGTTACTCCCCTTTGATGAGGTGATCCATTGTCCAGTCAGGCTTGATCATCCCCGTGAGGAGGATGATCAGTACCATGACGATGAGGATTATACGAACCAAGATCCCGTAGATCAGGCTGCCGAAGAACCGACGGATCATGCTGCGTCCGCGAACTCAATCGCGGTCTCCAGTGCCTTGATCTTGAGGTTCTTGCCGCCGCCGTACCAAGCGGACGTCAGGCGTGTGTCGGCAGAGCGACCCATGAGGTGGTCGGTCATGTAGGTAACCGCGTTGAACGGCTGCCACCACGTACCCTCGCCGAGCTCCGCACCCGGCTGTGAGTCCATGACGGTGAGCGCGAGCTTGGCATTGCGAGAGAAGTCGTTCGAGTTCTCGTCGGTGTTGCCCATGACCTTCTGCGAGCCAGTCGGGAAGATCTTCTTGAAGTACGAGTTCAGCGAGTTGCTGTCGAAGCGCTTGGTAGTGAGGTACTCGGACATCTCCTTGTACTTCAGGATCTTCTCGTGCGCGATGCCGAGCATCACCTTGACCTGATCCGGATCAAACTTCTTGCGATGCGTGATCTTGACCATGTTCTGTACACGCTGGTTGAGCGACACGGCCAGGGTGTTGCGGCAGACCACACGTGTAGGCGTTAGGCGAACGTCGTTTGCCGAGCCGAAGCGATGGAAGTTGGTAAAGAGGAGGTAGGACTCGATCACGTCCTTACCCTTGAAGAGGTCGAAGCCGTCCTTGACCTTGGCGAGACCCCAGACGATCTTGCCTTCGTGGAGCGACCCTGCGGTCTCCATGGCCATGTCGCCGGCCATCACGAAGTCGTTGAAGAACTCGAAGGCCGCTTCGTTCTGGATAGGGTGCCAGTCGTCGGGAACGACGTCGAGCATCTTGTCGTCCGAGCTGCGGACGAGGGCGGACTGACCGATCGCGATCTTCTGACCGGCGATCTCGGCATATGCGGGAACCTTGGAAACTGTCCAGTCAAGACCGGCTGCCTCGAGCATCTGAGCAGGAGTCAGGTCGGCAGGTACGTTTGTACCCAAGCCGTGCCAAGGAACGTCGCCGGCGTAAGCCATCTGAGCCTTGCCGTTGATGATCTCAATTTCGTGTGCCATGATATAGAATCCTCAGTTTGGATGATTAACTCAACTTACATTATTATATTATCACATTATGATTATTTGTCAACCGCCGATCTCAACTTTTTTCACGACGTTTCAGGGCGAACCACTCGGAGGCCAGCTCGTTCTGGAGCTGGAACGCATCCGCCTCCCAAGGGCGCTGCCTGTAGGGAGTGCTGGGGTCGATGGGTCGACCACACCAGTGGGAGTCCTTGTGGACGTAGTCCTTGAGCTCCTCGTAGACCCACTGCTTTACGTGGGCCATCTCATGGGCCAAGGTCCTGATCGCCGTGATCCTAGAAAGATCCGCGTCCATCTCGATCTCAAAGTACCTAGGACGCAGGTTGTTGTCGATCCAGTCACACCATCCATAGACCTTATCCTCCTTGAGGAGGTCCTTGGTGAGTACCAGATCGATGTGGATGTTCTTGTTTACTTTTTCAGATAAAAGACGGGAGGCGAAGAAGTCGGCTGCCGCCCGCATCTCCTTCCTAAGTGCCTTATCGGCCATAGATCCTGTAATCTTGAGCCGCATGGGAGAACCCCTATTTCTATCATGAGTAGATTATATCATCATGATGAATAATTGTCAACCCCTATATTTCCCAAGTATTTAGGGTTTCTCCGCCAGCTCGATCTCGGTCTTAAACCACGCCATCTCCTGCTTTGCCTGGAGTCTCTCGGACTTAAGCTTCCTGAGTTCCAGGCTGTCCATGAGGCTTGTGTTGGCGGTGTCAACCTTCTCGTTGATGATCCTGTGCTTCTCCTCGAGGGCCTCGAGATGGCGCTTCATGGCCCTGATCTTAGCTTCCTGTGCTGTCAATGAAGATCTCCTTTACTGCCTCGATGTAGGCCGACTTGTCCTTCTTAAAGACGATGGCCTGAGGTGAGTCGTCAGATAACATTATGATGACAATCTGAGGGACCGCGATCGCGAAGACCTCCTCGACCATCATGGCATAGCACGTGGCCTGTACGAAGTAGCTCTGGATCATGTCCTCGGTCTTATTGGTCTTCGACGTCTTAAAGTCGACGATGGACGTGACTCCGTCGTACTCGGCGATGAGGTCGGTAGCGCCTGCGGTCTTCAACGTGTCTGAGTAGAGGAAGTGCTCGATCCCGAAGATCGTTCCGATGTGCTCGTCAAGTATGTTCTTAGCAGTGTTGAACGTCGAGACGTTCGCAGGCATCGCGCCGACGTGCCAGAACATGTCGTTGAGCAGGTACTTCTCGGCGAGGTCGTGAACTGCAGTTCCTCGCCGAGCAGCGAGCATGGAGACCTTCTCAGCCTCGGCCTCACCGACGCGCTTCCTCCACGCGTCGAGGGCCTTGGTTCCCTTCTTCTCGCCGATGATCGTAGTCACCGACTTGTAGAAGTTTCCTTGTGGTGTCCTATAGTGCCTGACACCGTCTATCTCAACTCTCTCGACGTCAACTTTCGGTAAGAAGTTGTGATCGAACACTCGACCCTGAGTTCTTGTCTCGTTCATACCTATCTTTCGCAATGATGTACTCCTTCACCATCTTAGACCTGACGATGTCCTCAATTTCAAACTCAATGAACTCAAACGCCTTCATGGACTTGATGATCTTCAGGAAGTCCTTGAGACCGGACTTCTCGTGCTCGCGAGTAAAGTCGGTCTGCCTGAAGTCACCTGAGAAGATAACCCTGCAGTTGTCGCCGACGCGCGTGATAATGGAGTCGATCTCGTGATATGACATGTTCTGCACTTCGTCGACTATGATGATGCAGTTGTTGAGGGTGATACCTCTGACAAACGACGTGGTGATGAACTCGATCATGTCCTTGGTCTTGAGGACCTCATATGCGTCACCGCGGCCGAACAGCTCGGTACAGATCGAGTAGTACGGAGCCTCGTAGACCTTGGTCTTTTCTTTTTGATTTCCAGGCATGAATCCCATGTCACGGGTCGGCACTGCGCTCCTGACTATGAAGATCTTATTGTATTGACCGTCGCCTGAGACGATCTCAGTAAGTGAGAGATAGATGGACAGGAAGGTCTTGCCGGTTCCTGCTATTCCATGAAGCATCAAGTTCTTACCCAGCTCGAAGGCCTCGAAGGTCCTCCTCTGGTTCTCGGTCAAAGGTTCAATACGTGATAGTTGAAAGTTGTTCTTAAACCCGACCGGCTGTTGGTTACTTAGTACGCCCTCCTGCCTTAGTACCCTTCTCTGCTTCTTCGTTAGTCGTTGTCCGGCTACTGGTGACATCTACGCTCTTTCTGTTGAGCGACGCTCTAGAAGGTGTTGATGGTGGACTTTGTAAATCCACGTGAGTGCTTCTTCTTTATGTTCTTGAGAATATCCCTGAATCCGCTGTCGGGTTTCCCCGACTTGCCGACGAAGGTGTTCGTTCCGATCATAGGAGCGCCGTTTACTAGTTGTGTTATGTTGGGGTTCTCCTTGAGGAAGATCTCCAACTGTGAGATTGACATAAAATCAGTGAACTCTTCACCACTGTCATTATTTAGGAAAAGATAGTTTGGCATTACCAGTTGACCTTATCTTTTACGGAGTAGGAAGATTTTTTTCCTACAGTATCGTCGATCTCACGTCGTTGTTTTTTATCACGACGAATCACCTTGGCGAATTTCTTCTTCTGACGGTTATCAGTCTCATCATGGTAGTCGTTGTTTTTTCGAAAGCTCTTGCTCATGGAATAAGTCCGGGAAAGGCCTCCTTGATTAAGGCCGGAGTTATACCCTTATAGGGGATCTTCTTGTCCTTAACGGACACAAGCAGTTCTGAGTCCTCTGCATCGAGACTTTCCATGAGCTCGATGAACAAGGTCTCCCTGCGAACCTGCTTGAGGCCAGGACTTCCGCCCTCGACAAAGAGGTAGAGCTTCCTAGCCTCGGAGTACAGTGTACCCTGAAGGTCCGGAAGGTCGTTCTTCTTGTAAGGCACGTCGCCCGGAGGTAACAGCCACTTGATACGCGGGTCAAGTGCTCCCTGGAGGATCGTCCTCAGTGCGAAGTTATCATTGCTCCTGAGAAAGTTGATCTTATCATCCTTACTCTTCAAGGCCGATGCCTTCTTTAGGATCTCGGCAACACCAAGTTTCATCAAAATTCTCCGATAGTGTTAATATTAAAATTCTCTAATGTATATATACAATTAAATTTTTTAACGGAGCTGACTAAATGTTTATCAAAAACAAATATACGAGATGGTATTTTCAAATAATAGAAAATGCTAGCAATTCTACTTTTGAGATATTTGAAAAACATCATATCATTCCTAAGTCTATTGGTGGATCCAATAATCTTAAAAATATTGTAAAGGTTACTCCACGTCAACATTTTATTTGTCATTGGCTTTTGACCAAAATGACCGAAGGTGATGTCAGAAAGAAAATGACATATGCGTTTTGGTCTATGTGTAGATCTAATAAAAGTCACAAAAGAACTTATTCCTCTATTCAATATGAAATAGCCAGAAAAAAATTCATACAAATAAGAAATGGAAAAACTTTTGAAGAAATTTATGGAATTGAAAAGGCAAAAGAGATAAAAGAAAAAATATCGAAAAAAAATAAGGGTATGATTAAACCTAGATCTATTCATAATCTTAAGAGGAGAAGACTTACTACTCATTATTGGGAAGTCACGCACCCTAATGGATTTGTGGAAATAATTGAAAATATGACCGATTTTTGCAAACGTCATAATCTTAGTCCAGGAAACATTTCTCATTTCGGTCACACTAAAGGTTTTAGAGCTAAGAAACTTAAAGAAGCTAAAAATCAGAGATACTCTCCATAAGCAGCTTTAGCTTATTTGCGATAAAGTAGCTGAGAAGCTTGCTTCTATCACCACTTGTTTGAGTTATATATGCTTCTCTGATGTTCTTCTCGATGGTATCTGGGATCTTGGTCATGTCGATCAAGGACCGATTCCGGATGTAGTTGCGGAAGTTAGGGTGATCGATCTTGCCATCGAGATTGAGCTCGATGAGCTCGTCGAGCTTCTTCTGCGTCATAGGCTTCTGACGGATGCTCTCGACAAAGCACGAGTCCTGAGACAGGACGTTCGGGATACCGTCGCCGGCGTCGCCCTTGAGAACGTGCTCGAGGAGGTAGCGCTCGGGGTTGGCGTGCTTGATGAACTTCTTGCGAACCGGATCGAACTGACTCACGTGAGGGAACCGCTGGAGCTGGATGAAGTCCTTGTCGCCCGAGAGGATCAACACCTTCGAGTCCTCGCCGACTGTAGCCTCGGACGTCATCTTAACGAGTGTCGCGATGATGTCGTCTGCCTCTGCTGACTCGATGTCGATGACCTTGTAGGGAAAGAACTCCTTGAGCTCCGCGCGGATCTTATTAAGGCACTCGAAGATCGCGTTCCAGTCGAGCTCGGACTTCTCCTTGCTCTTCTTGCGGTTTGCCTTGTAGAACGGGAAGAGAGCCTTGCGCCAGTAGTTCTTATTATCACACGCGATGACGAGCTCGCCGTACTCGGCACGGAACTTAACAAGATAGGACCTGATCGAGTTGAGGACCATGTGTCTTACCATGTTCTCCTCGATCTTTGCGTTGGTATGGTTGCCGATCTGAACCATGAGGTTAGACAGCATCACTTGGGATAGGTCAAGAATTATCATCATCTATACTTTCATCAACTTCAGCTTCTTCTATCTCAAAACGACTCTTGAACTTTATATTGAGCTCCTCGGCGATCCTCAGTGATCCGTCCTCCTGACCGATGAAGACCTCATCGGCGATTTCCTGAAACGGATGTTCGATCCCGTAGCTGCGAAGCAGCATCGACCTGATGGACTCCACGACGAAGGCGCCGAACTTTAGATCATCGGAGTCTTCCGAGAAGTCAAATCCGGCAATGCCGAGCTGCTCGAACAACATAGGAGCGATCGTGTTCAGCGTCTCACCGACGTGAACCAGACGTATAAGCTCCATATTGTTCGAGATCTGCTCGACTGTCTGAGGAGGGGTCATCTTGGATACCTTAGGGAAAACTATGACGTTGTTTGAGCTCATTACTGTTATTCCCTTTATACCACGGGATCGATTTGTTGTCAACCGATCTTATACGAGAACATCTTCTTTGGAAATTCTCGTGGTTCGTTGAGTAGGCTGTGGATCAGAGCGGCCCACTGGTTTGCCCGCTGATCCCAGTTATAGAAGGCGTCGGTGTAGCCCTTCTGACCGATGAGTCGGGTAGTCATCGCCTCGCTCTCCACATCACCGATGACGGCGTCGAGGATGGTGTAGAACATCTTGGCGTGCTCGTTCTTATCCTCGTTCCACTGGTACATAAACGACCAGTTTGCAGCGGTCTCGTAGAGGGCGCCGAGGTTAGGGTGAACACAGACGAGCCCGGCGGACAGGGCCTCGATCAAGCACAGGCACGATGTCTCGACCCAAGTCGACGGATAGGCGAAGACGTGTGCTTGGGTAAGTGCCTGACGAACTGCGTCGTTTGGCTGGCTGCCGTGGTAGTTGATCTTCGGATGCTGCTTAAGTGCCTCGAAGAGGTCCTTGAACTCCGCATCACGATTCTCCCACCCGTAGAGCTTGAAGGACGAGTAGACATCGAGCTCGATGTTGTCGTACTTCTCGCAGAGCTTGTCGAAGACAGCGTAGAGGATGTCGAGACCGCGGTGAGGAGTCGAGGTGTAGATCAACCTGATCTTACCGTCGTCCTTCCTCGGCGCGATGTTGATCGGCTCGATCGTGTTCTGGAGTACCACACACTTCGACCACGGGATGTTGTAGTGGTTGATGTAGGCCTGCATCTGCCAGTTAGAGACGAAGACGATCTTGTGGAACCTGTTCCAGCCGCCGTCCTTGAGGTGTGCGGACTCCGGATCACCAGGAAGGTCGTGACACCAGAGGATCCGGATCTTGCTCTCGTCGAGTTCCCGAACTCGGGACGCGATGATCTGAACCTCATCGAGGAGCTCCTTAGGAAGGCGATCACGGAGTCCATACTTCATGAGCTCCGTTCCGCCCATGGCATTTGTAGTGAGTTCGTCAGTAGCGATCGGCATAATTTAGGCCTTCCGGTTAAGCGTAGCCGCCTTGTAGTCAGTTACCTTGAAGTACTTGATGACTGTGTCGACGACGACCTGCGGGTCGAAGGTCTTGCACGAGAAGACGTCGAGGTACATCGTGTTGTTCTCCTCGACGAAGTGGGCGCAGATGTTCGAGGTCTCGATGAGCTGGACAAGCGTGTAGCCGGCCTTGTTGCCGGATCCAAAGTTGACGACCTGAGGCTCGCCGTAGGCGACCATGTCGATGTTCTTCACGAGTTCCTTAGCGAAGTTCGAGATGTTCTCGGCGCTTCGGATAGATTCCGGATCGGCACCGGACGAGTCGAGGATGAGGTGGTAACCCCAGAAGTCATTGGCAGCAGTCAGTTCTTCAGTCATCTTTCTTTCCTGTATGTTCATGAGGTATGAATGTCGCGAGGTCCTTACCATCGCGGGTTATGACTACCTTCTTCCTATCTCTCTCGACCATCATAAGGTAGCGGTAGTAGTCGCGCTCGAGCTCGGTTATGCTCACGCGAATCGCGTTCGAGTCATCTTCAGTAGGTGTCGAGGACTTGGACATATGTGATGTTGTCTAATTTGAACGAGCGCCATCCGCCCTTCTGTGTATCCCAGACTGCTAGTACGTCGAGGTTGGTCTTATGAAATTCAACCTCCTCCTTGATGTCATGATTAGGAGGAAGAAGCTGCGGCATCAGAGTACACCGCATCACGCGGTTCTCACCGTTTACCTTAGTGAAGTGAACCTCCACGACCCCGCGCTTCAGGTCCTCGAGTAGCATCGTCCTGTCGATCAAAGAACTCATAGTGTAATAGCCTCGTTGAGTAGTTGCTTGCCGTCGTTGTTCCCAAGGTGTTCCTTGAGCTCGCTGTAGCCTCCGATGCGGTACCCGTCGACGACGATGACGGGAAACGTCTTCGCCTCAGGAAACTTCTCGAGCAGGTGCTCGCGGGTAAAGTTCACGTCGAGCTTGTGCTCGAGGAAGTCAATCTTCTTCTGCTCCAGCAGCTGCGCCGCCATCCTGCAGTACTGACAACCTTCCCGACTGTAAATCTCTATCATCTTCGTCTAGCCTCTCGTTCCAGTAAATCTCAGCGCTGTAGGCGCTGTGTGGATTAAATCCATTATCTAACATATCACGTGATACTAAGATCTCAAGCTCGCTCCTAAGGTCTACCAGCATCACGGAACCTCTATCCTATCTATCCTGTGAGTTAGGAAGTCGATGTGTATCGATACTTTGGAGGTACTCTCGTTGAAGTACTCGATGACTGAATCGTACTTGATGTCCACCTCGTACCCGCTGTTCTGACACAATGACAGGATCTGATCGTGGACGGTAGTGATCGGCTCGCCGACGTACTCATCAAGTTTCTTCCGCAGCTCTAGCATATTATATCACACCTTCTTATTGTTGTCAACCTTGCCGAGATGGGACTTGTGAACCTTGACCGAGATCCACGTGTTGTAGTAGAGGTCGCTCTCGAGAACACGGTGCTCGAACTGGTACTTGGCTTCCCAGTAGTTGCACTCGCCCTTGGTCTTGCAGAGCCTGAGCACGACGCGCCTGAGCTTGTCTGTACCGTTGATCTCTGAGTCCTCGATGAGCTCCTTGTTAGAGCCGTAGTAGGTTTTCCAGTCGGAGTCGATCTTTCTCCTGACCCTTCGTCCCTTGACCTTCTTAGATCGAGTGAACTTGAAGAGCTTCTTACCGATGTACATCCTGTCGTTCGTCAAGTTGGTTATTATGTAGACGAAGCCGACGTACTTCTCGGCAAGTTCATCATCGAGGACAGCCCCGTGAAACAGCCATGGATTTTCATAAGACATAGTGGGTCCTCCCCACTATATATTAAAATCGATCGCGATCCTGATCGTCCCACATGTCGTCCTCGAGTGACTGCTCGTAGAGGCTGTCCTCTGCAGGCTCGTCGTTCAACGCACCGTAGACGAAGTCGTAGACCGTGTCGATGCCCTTCGCCGACTTAGGATCGATGTCGACGTCGTTGTTCTTGACTAGGCTGAGCAGCTCGTCGTAGAGAACGTGCCTCTCTCCTCGATCCGTAACCGTTACCTTTATGACCTCTACGAGGTCGATGAGAAACCTATCGTTCCACCCTGCCATTACGGGTTCCCCAGGTACTTCTTATACGTCGCGATCCAGTCGGCAGAGATCTCCTTCTGCGCCTGAGCGAGAGTGATCGACTTGTCGCAGACCAGCTTGTGCAGGTGGTTCTCGAGCTTGTCCTTGACGTGGGCGTTCCAAGGTTGAGTATTATATGCCTGAGGCCAGAGGTTCTTAATGTCGTTCGAGCCGCCGAGCTCGAGCGAGATGAGGTGGTCCACCTCGAACTGGTCGACCTTGGGATCAACACCGTACTCTGCGAACACCTGCTTCTTGACGGCCTCGGTGACGTTCCTCACTCCCGGCTGGGAGGTGTATCCAGGAACACAGATCTTATCTAGAGTTGCCGTTGGTTCTACAACACCGGGTGTAAGTTTTGGATTTGGAACCTGAGGTAGGTCCATGGCGAAAGCCATCGAACCTACCGCGCCGGCAACGAGCGCAATGCTATAGAGAAAAGTTTTATTCATGTTTCACCTTTCATATAAATAGTTTGTCAGTCACGGATGGGGGTCCTACTGACTCTAAACCTGTAAAGGAGGTTCAGCTATGCTTATTTATTACGTTTATGCTTACGTTAGAAAAAGCAATAACACACCATATTACATAGGTAAAGGTAAAGGCGATAGAGCATTTACCCAACAAAATCATAAAGTACCTGTTCCAAAAGATAGATCAAAAATAATTTTTCTAGAAAAAAATTTAACTGAAATAGGTGCATTAGCACTAGAGCGCAGATATATTCGTTGGTATGGCAGAAAAGATAATCATACAGGAATACTTTACAATAAAACAGACGGCGGTGATGGTGTTTCTGGATTCAAACATTCAGATGACTTTTGTAAAAAACAAAGTTTAGAAAGATCCGGAAAGAATCATCCATTATTTGGTATACCACGCACTGAAGAATTTAAAGAAAAATTACGTTTTGTTCATAAAGGACGTCTTGTCTCAGAAGAGACAAGACGAAAAATGAGTGACTCAGCAAAAAGAAGAAAAGGTGGTGGAATGACTGGTAAAAGCCATTCCAAAGAAACAAGAGAAAAGATCAGCATGACAAAGAGACTTACAAGGAAAAATTCTTGAAAGTCTCAGAAGTCACATCCTTCTTAACTCCACCGCCGATGTAGCTCGTGATCTCGGTCTCCTGCGGTGCGACCTGCACCTCGGCGCCGCTGATCCACTTCTGAGTCCACGGTAGCGGATTTGAGCCAACCTTATATGGGCAGGGAAGGCCAACTGCCGTCATGCGCTTGTGCGCGATCCATTCTATATATTCGTTCAGGAGAGCCTCGTTGAGGCCGATCATCGATCCGTCCTTGAACAGGTAGTGAGCCCAGGCCTTCTCCTGGTCGACGGCGTCGATGAACATCTTGATGCACTCGTCCTTCGTCTCCTCGCGAATGGTCGCGAAGTCCGGATCGTCGCTCGGCAGGACCTTGAGGAGCTGCTGGGTTCCTGCAAGGTGAAGGTTCTCATCACGCGCGATCAACTTGATGATCTTGGCGTTGCCCTCCATCTTCTTGACCTCGGCGAACGCCCACGAGCACGCGAAGCTGACGTAGAAGCGAACGCCCTCGAGGATGTTGACCGACATGAGGGTCTTCCACAGGAGCTTCTTGTGACCGTAGCCACCGAAGAAGGTCTCCTTGTTGTTTCCCTCGATCAGCTCGTCGTAGCACTCGCTGATGTCGCCCGCGCAGTCGACGATCTCCTGCAGGTCCATCATTCCATCGAAAATGATCGAGGGATTAGGATAAACATTTCTGATGATGTGAGTGTAGCTTCTTGAGTGGATTGACTCGGAGAATGCCCAAGTGAGGATCCAGTTCTCGAGCTCGGGTAAGCTACAGATAGGTCCAAACGCCACCGTAGGCGCTCTTCCCTGTACGCTGTCGAGGAGTATCTGTCGCTTGAGGTTTGATGTGAAGATGTGTTGCTCATGTGGTGTCAGTGCCTTGAAGTCCTTTGCATCACGAAATACGTCTATCTCCTCGGGACGCCAGAAAAAGCCAAGTTGTTTTTCAGTTAGCTTCTCGAGAAACGGGTACTTCTGCCTGTCGTAGCGAGCGATCGTCGGCGGATCATCGAAGAACGCCTTGACCTTGGTCGAGTCCTTCTTATTGCCTGCGTCGAATACAGAGAAGCTCAATTTACCAACTCCCGTTGTCTATGAATACGTTTAACCTGATCATCAGTAGGTTCATGACGAGTGTGTAGGCTCCCGGATTCATGTCGTCCGGTCCGCCGATTAGGTACCCAACCCTCCATAACAGAGGGTTGAGCTGGACGCTGATGGTAATGCTCGAGTGCCTGATGTAGTCGATCATATCACGCAAGCCTCGCAGGCCTCATCATCGATCGATCCTTGGGTAAGCTCGCCCAACGGCTTGTCCTCGATCTCGCCGGCACCGTCGAACGTATTGAAGTAGTAGAGCTGCTTGCCTCCGTACTTATAGAACATGAGAAGGTGCTGCAGCATCGTCGACATAGGGATCTGCTCTTTCTCATAGAACTGAGGGTTGTAGCTCGTGTTTACCGAGATGCCTTGATCGATAAACTTCTGTAGGACGGAGACGATCTTAAGGTAGCCTTCAGGGGATACCTGGGACCAAAGTAGATCGTACTTGTTCTTAAGGCGCTTGATCTCGGGAACAACCTGCTTGAGAACTCCGTCCTTGCTCTGCTTAACAGATACCAGAGACCTAACAGGCTCGATCCCGTTGGTCGAGTTTGAAATCTGAGCGGAGGTCTCCGCGGGCATGAGCGCCATGAGCGTTGAGTTACGGATTCCATGCTTCTTAGCGTCCTCCCTGAGACCATCCCAGTCCAACTTGTAAACTGGAGTTACGAGTTCGTCGACGTCGCGCTTGTACGTGTCGATCGGCATGATACCGAGTGAGTAGCGAGTCTCGCTCGACTTGCTCGGTGCACCCTTCTCCTTGGCAAGGTCAACGCTCGCCTTGATGAGGTAGTAGGACCAGGCCTCGGCGTAGCTGTGAACGAGACCCAAGCCTTCGGCCGTGATGCTCTGGTAGTTCAGGTCATTGCGTGCAAGAAAGTAAGCAAGGTTAATGATGCCCACTCCAAGAGGTCGTCTAGCCATAGTTGAGTTTCTAGCCGCAAGGACCGGATAATCCTGATAGTCAAGAAGCTCATCAAGAGCACGAACAACAAGAGTGCAAGGACGCTCAAAATCGTTAGGATCACGGACCTTCCCCCAGTTAATTGCAGCGAGTGTACACAGCGAGATCTCGCCGTTTGGATCCCAGAAGTCCGACAGCGGCTTCGTGGGCAGGTCGATCTCAGAGCAGAGGTTCGACTGGCGAATAGGTGCGACCTCCTTGATGAACGAGCCGTGGTCGTTGGCGTGGTCGACGTTCATGAGGTAGATGCGACCGGTGTCCTTACGCTCCTGCATGAACGACCCGAAGATCTCGATCGCAGGGATCGACTTCTTGCGAAGCTTCGTGCTCTTCTCGGCCTTCTCGTACAGCTCGCGGAACTTGTCGACGTCGTTGAAGAAGGCCTCGTACATCTCGGGGACGTCGTTAGGGCTGAACAGCGTGATGTTGCCGCCGGACAGGAGGCGCTCGTACATCACCTTGTTGAACTGCACGCCGTAGTCGAGGTGGCGAATGCGATTGTCCTCGGTACCCTTGTTGTTCTTGAGAACGAGGAGGTCCTCTACTTCCATATGCCAGATAGGATAGTAGAGAGTAGCCGCACCGCCTCGTACACCTCCCTGGCTGCAAGACTTAACTGCAGTTTGAAAGTGCTTATAGAACGGTACGACGCCAGTGTGAGACGCGTCACCGTTACGAATAGGACTACCAACAGCGCGAATACGACCTGCGCCGATGCCAATGCCAGCTTTTTGAGATACGTACTTAACGATAGAGGCTGCGGTTGCATTTATCGAGTCCAGTGAGTCGTCGGTCTCGATCAGCACGCAGGAGCTGAACTGCTTCTGCGGCGTGCGGAGGCCGGCCATGATCGGGGTTGGGAGTGAGATCTCGAAGTTCGACACAGCGTCGTAGAGGTCCTTGACCCACTTGATGCGAGTGTCCTTAGGGTAGTTGCGAAACAGCACCATCGCGATGAGCATGAACGTCATCTGCGGTGTCTCGTAGTACTGACCGGTCACTCGGTTCTTGACGAGGTACTTGCCGCGGAACTGCTCCATGGCCGCGTATGTCAGGTTGTAGTCGCGCTCGTGGTCGATGAAGTAGTTGAGCTTCATCAGCTCGTCGAGGTTGTACCAAGTCAGGATGTCTGGGTCGTAGTAGCCTGCCTTAACGACGTTCTGGACGTGCTCGTGAAGGTGCTTGGGCTCGTAGTCGCCGTATACGTTCTTGCGAAGGTGGTAGTTGATGAGGTTGCCCGCGACGAACTGGTAGTTAGGTGTGTCCTCGGAGATGAGGTCGGCTGCCGCCTTGATGAGGGTCTCCTGGATATCGGACGACTTGATGTTGTTGTAGAACTGGATCTGAGAGCGGATCTCGATCTCGGAGGCCGATACCCCAGAGATGTCCTCGCAGGCCCATGCCACGACGCGATGGAACTTATCGAGGTCCAGCGGCTCCTTGCGTCCGTCGCGCTTCGTTACGTTGATTGTCATCTTTATTCCTTCTTCTTATATGTCTAGCGAGTCCTTGAGCGACGGGAAGCGCCCTGTGATCTGGTACCACGCGTCGGTCGCGACATCGCGGTGCTCCTTCTGAGTGCCATTCGTCATGCGCAGCTGGCAGTAGTGTATCCAGGAGCGAAGCGTACCGTTCATGTACATGCGAGAGACGGTCAAGCCTTCAGGTAGTACCGCTCGGGCCTGCTCCTTGGCGATGCCGTTTCTGATAGCCCAATCGTATTGTTTTTGAGCATATTCAAGTACTATCTTTTGACGCTCATTCCAATCATGTTTAAGTTCTAGATCGTCTCTTATTTCGATGGAGTTCTGTCTGTTCTTGTGGTCTTGGAGACGGGCTTCACGGGTGACGAACCCGAGGTCTTGGGTCGGGTCCGCGTATCTCTGGCTAAATTCTTGGAAAGAAAAGCTACGGTGGCGTAGGATCTGTCGCGCGATGTCGCGGGTGGTAGTGATCTCCATCACGATGTTGACCATCTCGAAGGGCGACCAGTGCTTGTTCTTCGCGAGGTACCGCAGGAGCTTGTTCGACGTGTCGTGGTTGTCCTGATTACTGGGGTTGCTCACTCGGGCTACGTATGCCACGAACTCGTCGACGCTCATGAGGCGAAACACCTCTCCCTCGTCGGTCTTGTCGACGAAGATCCTGGAGATCTCCGATACCGGCTGCGTTATCGCAACTATCCTCGCGTTGTTCATGCCTTCCTCCACCGCTGCAAGGCGAGCTTCGCCTTGAGGTCCCTGAATGTATTCTGATCGATTATATACCGTATGAACTCGGATGTCAACCCAGCCATCACCATGTCGTTGACGTCCTTGTGCTCGAGGTTGTCGGGCCATACGCAGACGCTATAGCCCTGCATGATCGCCTTGTCGAGCTTCTTGACCGTGTCGGACGACCTCGGCTCGTTGTCGTAGACTATTACCAGGGAAGTCTTGGAGGACTGAATAGGACTGAGAGCAGATACAAGATCGCCGCCAGCAGTTGCAACGCTATTAGGGATAAACATAGAATCAATCGGACCCTCCATCACGTATGTCGTCCTACTTAGGTCGACCGTGTCGAGGCCGTAGAGCTTCGGCTGTGTGTCGTCCGCGACGACGGTGATGTAGCGCACCTTGTCCTTGGGATCGAGCGACCGGCCTTGGAACGCGTGCAGCTCCCCGTCCTTGTTGAGGAACGGGATCACGAGCCTCCCCTCGTCGCGCTTGAGCGAGTCTTCCGAGAACTTCTTAGGCACGATCTCGTTCGCCCAACCGTAGAAGTTCGGGACGTAGAAGAGCTTGGCATGGTAGGGTGTCGGGATCCTGCGTGAGTCGACGAACTTCTTGGCAGGGTGGTTGACCTCGAGCTGGCTTACCTTCTTGACACCCTTCAGCGGACCCGACTTGCGAAAGACGGGAGGCTTCATCTTCATGGCGAACTCGGCGGCAGGTGTGGTGTTGAAGCCGCCCTTCTCATCACGCAGCTTCTCGATGCTGTACTCTGAGTAGATCGATTCGTCGATGGCCTTGATGAGGCTCGGTATCGATGATGATGTGGAGCAGTTGAAGCAGTGGTACCGTAGGTTACCACCCTTGAGGTATATGTTACCCCTGGCCTTCTTGCGGTCCTTTTCGGAGTCTCCGCAGATGGGACAGCTGAACGTGTATCGACCTTGACCCTTCCTCTTGAAGTTCCTCAGTCGACTCGACACTATCCCGATGTACTTGTCCTCAAGCCAGCTCATAAACCAAATCCTTTTGTTCTGTGCATAGCTCTATTATACACAGTTTGGATAATTTGTAAACTGGAAAAATGCCTTAGAAGAGGGTCAGTGACCCAATATCTTCATGACGCCTGGAGCGCCGTAGGAGATCAACCACGAGAGGACTCCTGTGCCGCCGATGGCGAGCCAGATGTACTTCTCCATGTGGGAGATCTTATCATTAAGTTTTGAGTGCTGCGCTTGGGATTCCTCGCGCATCTTGCGAATCTCGTCTAGGATTCCGTTGTCCTGTGCTCTCATGGTGTTGTAAACTGCGTCCATCTTGGCGTCGAGGTCCCTGCGCCGTGTCTCAAGGAGATCCTCGACGTAGTCGTGATATTTTTCGTGACGACCAAGTTTTTCCTCGTGCACGGCAAGCATCTGCTTGATGTCGTTGGACACCTCTACGAGGCGCTCTAAAACAGCTTCCATTCTGTCTAACCTTGGATTTACTAGATCTAGAGCTTCAACTTGCATATCACATACTCACCGGTTGTCTACGTTTAAGCGGAGTTTGCGTGAGGATTGTCCTCAGCGTCTTCTTCTTTTTCTGTGAGGTCGAGAGTCCAGGCGGCTCGCCTTTAGGTCCGATACCGATTCCCTCGACACCGCCCGCTCCCGCGGAGTTTGCCGGAACAGCTGATCCCATGTCCTCTTTTAACTTCATATCTTCCTCAGCGCCTCTATTATCGTCCTGTCCATCGAGATAAGATCGGTGTTGATCACAGCCTCACCACCTACATTGTATAATACGGTTGGTAGTATATTTAACATGATCAAGAACGGCTTCAGGAATATCATCTGCTTCTTGAACTTCAGGTATAGTATACGCGGGAGGTGCTCGGCAGAGAAGACGTTGCTGAGCACGATCAGGTGGTTCAGTATCAACCTCTCCTTGAGCTCGCCGGTCTCTACATAACGAGTGATGAGCTTCTTCACGTACTTCAACCTCTTTATGTCCTCTAGGAACTCGTCCGTACTGTGACACTGCGGGTTATCGTAATGTCTTGCAGCATATATCAGGAAGTTATCATTAGTCAAATTCTCATACATTAAACAAGTCTGATCTTCAGAACCCCACCGCTAGTGTAGTAGAAACCGCTAACGGGAACACCAGCACCTGATGCTGTTGGGTCATCATCATACGGCCCGGGAAGAGAGATTTTGATATAGCCCGTGGAGTTGACCACTAGGTTAGGACCGCCGATTATAAGTCCAGGATTAGTAGAGTTCGCAAGCGGAAGTGAGTTTACAAGACCTCTGAGAGTCAAGGAAGCACTTGCCGTATTACCGCTACTGTTTGCAAACACAAATACGCTATCGGTAAGTGCAATTGAATTGACTGCAGGCACCGCTCTGTACATCGAGTTCGCCACATTTCCGAGCGTAATAGTCCTGGTCGATGGAGAGCCTGAGGTATTAGACAGGACGAGGAGGCTGTCCGACCTCGCGACCGAGTTCGTTGTCGGTAGGTCGGACAGTCTCTTCTGTTCATTAGCCATCTCGGAGGCTTCCTAACTATTAGGTGTTTGCGAGGACGATGTTGTCCGATGCGTCCGGAACCAGAGCAGCCGTACCGTAAGCGGCAGACTGAGCACCGAGCGAACCCATTGCCACGAGAACTTCGTAGCTGACGCGTCCTGCACGACCACCGGTACCTTCCTTACGAACAACCCAACCTGAGTGAGTCAAGCCGGCCCTAGTTCCGAGACCGCCAGGGATGAGAAGTCCCGTCGCGGTGTCGCCTTGGATCGTATGTGACTCGCCGGGGTTCGTAACGCGAGCGTCGGTGATGTCGATGGCGGAGCCGCCGAGTGCGGACATGACCTTGATCGACGTACTGTTGACCGCGTTGATGTAGTAGTACGAGTTGCCGGTAAGAGGTGCGATCGCCGAGTTTCCGGTAGGAACACCGTAGTAGACGCGGTCGTTTACCTGGAACTTAGAGTTCGCGGTTGTGATCAGGAGGGTGTCGGCGCTGTTGCTGAAGCCCGTGCTGTTTGCGACGATCGTGATAGACGCAGGAGCTGCGATCGTAACTGTCACGCTTCCCGAGATGCTATTGACGATCGCGCTGTTCGAGAGAATCGACGTGATCCTTCCCGCATTACTCGTGCTGTTGACGACCGAGTTGGCAGCGGTGACGTTGGTACCGCCGTTCGCGAAGGTCAGCGTGACGAGGGCGTTCGCACCGTATCCCGAACCACCGGAGGTGATCCTGTAGATACCGTTTGTCGTGCTGTTCGAGACCGCGATTTCCGTGGTATCAACGCCGAAGACACCGATGGCCATTCCAGGGATGAACGCCCCGATGGTCGTATTGTTGAACATAGCGACGTCGACGTTTGCACGCGAGCCACTAGATGTGTTACCGAAAGCTGAGTTGGTACCCATGCTTACGGGATCAGAACCTTTTACGAGAGCGTACGTCCCGATCGGCGCACCGTTGGACGACTGCTGAGTCGTGGTACTATTAGCAGTGACCGCTTGGTCGTTTCTTCCCCAGAGTGGCATGTTAGTGATCTCCTTAGAGTTTCTTTTCTTTATTTATTAAAGACCAAGTGTCACTTAATTCCCATGACATCCTTGAGGCCCGAGGCGCTTCCGTGGATCTTACTCACGGCGTCCTGGCGAGCAGCCGGCTTAAGGGCATTGAGTTGGGTCGTGATCTGGCGACCCATAGGGGCGGTCAGCTTGGTCGACGAACCGTCATCGTGCTTGAAGTTGATCGGAACACCTGCCATGGCGCGACCTGCCTGAACTTGAATGTGCTCGCGGGGATCGCGACCTTCAGGACGAGGCTCGTCACCTTCTACACTCTTCTTTGGACGACCGCGACCGCGCTTTGCAGCCTCGGCCTCGACAACTGCGTTGAAGAGCCTGAGCTGGTCAGCTGTGAGTGTCGTGACCTGCTCTTCTTCATTAGCTGATTTCTTTGCAGCGTAATCATCAAACTTTCTAGCCTGATTTGTTTTCTTAAAGCTCTTATCATATAGATCAGCAGCTTTAGAACGAGACTTAGCACCTGCACCAAAAGCTGCTTGATGATCGAGATTAGATGCTTTTTTCTTTGCTGCTATAGAAGCCCTATTAGCAAGTTCAGAAGAAACTTCGTCGACCTGCTCATCTTCCTTGCGGAGGAGCTTGAAGTCTTCTGCGTCGATCTTTCCGTTGTGGTTCTTATCGATCTTCTTCTGCTTGCCGACGAGCTTCTCGGTCACGACCTCATCGCTGATGTCGTAGCGAGCCGTGTTGTTGGTTGGATTCTCGCCGCTCTGGTCACCTTTCTCACCGCGCTGGTTGCCGATCGTCGGCTTGTTCGCGTCTTCCTTGGTGCCCTTCTTCTTGGCCTCGTCGAACTCAGCTGCGATCTCAGCAATCGCCGCCAGCTCCTTCTCTGAAAGCAGATTGTCGGTCATGATCGTCTCCTCGTTCTTTGGTTTTAGTTTATTTAGTTGGTTTTGTGTGAAGCTTCTTCCTTGAAGCTCCCTGTTCCGATTCAGTGCGGCACTGAGCTTGCTCTTGATGCTGGAACCTGCCGTCTTAAAGTGCGGAGGATCCTGATCTTCCTTAACAGGCTGACCTGACTGATCCTTGAAGAGCTTCTTAGCTTTTGCTGGCTTGTCAGGATCACCGGGCGAGTTGTCAAGTTTCGGGTTAAGGTTGACTTGTGTCTTACCGCCGCTCACGGTCCTAGGGTTATCAGAGCTCTGGGACGAGACGCCCTCGTTCTTGATGCCGAGAGTATCGAGCATCCTCTTCTGTGATTGAGTCCTTCCATAATCTGGAACCGTAGAGAAAGGAATTGACTTTGATCCAGCTAATGCAAGAGGACTCATGCCGAGATCGGAAGGACCAACCCTACCCTTCTCAGGATACGGTGTGAACGACTGAACGGAGCTCTTATAGAAGTCGTCGAGCACCTTGTTCTCGGGTGGAGTAGTGCTTTGTGATGACTGTGACCCACCTGAATCACGTGATGATGATGGCTCTCGAGACTTTGCTGGAGCGGACTGCGATCCGCCGGAGTCCCTCGACTGTGACGGTTCTGGAGACTTAGCTGTTGGCTTCGGACCCGTGTCCGAAGGGACGGTCGCCGCGACAGGAGGCTTTGGAACAGTGCGCTCATATGATGCATCGCGTGATGCCTGCTGTCCGGCCTTCATCTTGTCGTCGATCTTATCGAGCGCACCCCTGTCGTAGGACTTAATTCCTGCGGCGAGAGGGCTGTTGCCGCTCTTGTAGTCGTCGTTTGCCTTAGGTGCAGGCTCGGCAACTTTAGGGGTCGGCTTAGGACCTGTGTCGGACGGCTTGGTCGTAGGAACTGCAGGCTTGTCCGAGGACTTGTCCTGCTGAGTCTTGAGCCTCTGATAAACTTGATAAGGACCCTCGCCGGCGCGGGCTGAGTCGGACTTACCGCCGTGGGAGAACGACTGACCGACCTTGACGTCGGAGCCGGACTTCCAGTTGTTGTTATCGAGGAACTTCTGAAAGTCAGGATCGCGGGAAGCCTCGTCGATGATCTTCGTCATGATCTCGGCGTTCTTCGCGAGCTTTGACTTCTCGCTGGTAGGCTTGTCGGCCGTGTCGCGACGACCGACGTTGACGACCTTACGGCGTGCCTCGGTATTGCGATCCGCGCCTTCGCTGAGGACGTTCCTGATCTGTGATTCTAAGCTCTTGTAGTTCATCCTAGCCTACCTTACTTGATAATGGAGGTCAACATCCAGTTGTGCTTCCAGTGTTTGTCGAGACGATCCTCGAGGAAGTTGACGAGACCGAAGGCACCTTCCTTCTCGGCAAGTTCCCTAGCCTTCTTCAACTCATCGATGACGAGCTTGTTGTCCAGCTGCAGTATCTTTACCATCCTGAGCGCGTCAGGGACGTTCGTCTCGTCCTCGATGACGCTCAGCTCGGAGTACCTCTTGAAGGAGCCGGGAGCGTAGGCCCCTAAGGTCCTAATCTCCTCGGCCATACCGTCGATAGATCCATAGACCTCCTCGTAGAGATCACCGAAGAACTCATGGTACTGCGGGAAGTTAGCTCCCTCCACATTCCAGTGAAAGTAGTGTGCCTTAAGGTAAAGCGCGAACGCGCTTGCTAAGACAACCTTCATCTTCTCTACGAGTGCGTCCATCTCAGTTAGCTACCTTCTTGTTCCTTGTTTTCTTCACTGTAGTATTCTTACGAGTAGAAGGAACAGCAGCTGGAGCCTTTCCTTTACTATCCTTTGCATTCTTCCTCGGCTTCTTAACTTCAACCGAGCTTTCCTTTACTTTCAAATCAGCAACCGTGTTCGGAAGCTCGGCCTCTCTTTGATTAAGCATTTTCAAAATACCCCAACCAAGAGCAGCGATGCCCACTACGATGATGATTACCATAAACAGTTCCATAACTCATTCTCTCCTTAATTATTTACTGTCCGCCGCCGCCTGAGCTTCCGCTCTTACCGGCCGGCAACTTCCTCAACTTCCCATCCGCCTGACGGATGGTCTCATAATCCACTCGCACGTCAGTTCGCTTTCCTGTAGCCCCTTGTGGTACGCTCAGTTCGGCGATGTGCTCGCGAAATTTCTTCATCTTCCTAACAAACTTTTAATCGTATTTACGTGATCGCGATCCTTCTGCTTCTCAGGTTCTGAAAGCTGAGAATATGGAACGTGCTGATCTGCGTTGTAATCAGCCTTAGGATTTCTCTTCATCCACTCATTGTGAACGTGTTCGGCAGCCGCTTCGGTATCATTTCCGTGTTTTCTTACGGCCATCAGAGCAGCTTTTCCGGCTTCAAGATTTTCTTTCTGCCAGTCAGGGTGAAGCTTGTGAAATGGAACGTTGATGTTACTTTCGGTACCGTCACTGTTCTTCTTTACCCTCTCCTTTCCAGTATTATCGGGATCGAATCCTTTGCGCCACTTGTCGTGTTGAATTGAGGCGAACTGCGTTACCGCGTCCTTTCCTCTTCCTTCGAGTATAAAATCCTTGAACTTCTTCATATCAGCAGTTCCATGCACGACGAGACCAGTAGTTGGCGCTCGTCTTCTTCGATAGATTTCCTTGCCCGCTCGAGCGTGCGCAGTACGAGCGCTTGCGAGCTGGGATGTCCTTCTTGATACTAAGCTTCTTGTCGCCGAAGTTGACCTTCTTGATGTTTCCGGTGCTCGGATCCTTGACGAAGACCTTGGACTTCTTGACGTCGCCCTTCATAGGCTTATTTAGCGGTACTTGCTTGCCGTGATAGAGCGCCTCGGCCAAGCCGCAGTCGCAACCCTCGCAGATCTCAACAACGTTCTCGAGCGACTCCTTGATGGCGGTCTTGATCGTCTTGAGCCTCATGCTCGCCTTCTTCTTCTCGCCGATGTGCCTCAAGGCGTCCTCCTGACCAGGAGTGTTCTGAATATAGGCACGTGCGTCTCCGTCGAAGCGACTGCTCGACTTGTTGATGTCGTCGGACCTCGGTTCAGAGCGCTCGCGCTCCTCGCTGGACAGCTTGAAGTCCTTTGCGGTAGGACGACCCTTCTCTCCAGGTCGACGCATGTGCTCACCGGAGCCGTGCTTGATCCTCTCGCGCTTGGCATGGATGTTGTCCCAAAGCCCGCGCTTCTCTTGTAAGTCCTTGTCCATCTCGGCTGCCACTCCTCCGGCAATAAATGAGTTCACCCTCGAGAAGGCCTCCTGGACCTCCCTGTCGTACATCCCAAGATCACGCGCGACCTTCCAGCCGCGGAGGAACACCTCCTCGAGCGTGTCAACGTCGAAGCCGCTTTTCTTGGATTTTTTATAGAGGGAGAGTTTGATTGAGTCAGATAAAACTACGGCAGATCCTACACCTTGCTCAACAAAGTCTAGCTGAGGACTAGGGAGATCTTGGGTCTTATGCATTGGAGTTTCCCTTGGGCTTATCCATGAACATTGCGCAGGATTGCCGTAGCCTTACTGCACTGCAAAAGTATTTATATGCTATAATTGCTCAACGAAGTTCCACGTGCAGACGACATTAGACGATGATCCACCTGCGGTAAGCTGTTGGATGCAGATGGTGAGGGTTGCAGGATTGCGATTTATGTCAGAGCCGAGGTTGAACGTATCCGGCAATCCGTCGAAGATCTGCTGTCCGATGCCAGTCTGGGTCACACCTGATAGAACTGTGAGACCTCCAGAGATCGTAGCGGTGTTCGACCAGGTCCACTGCCTAGCCGACCTCCCTATCGTCGAGTTAGAGACTGAGCTGTTGCCTGCGTATGCGTAGGTCCCGTTGATCGTCGCGTTGTAGACTACGGTGTACAGGAAGGTCCCGGCAGTTGCGTTCTTACCTTGGTTGTTCTGCTCAACGAGGGTGAACTCACCTGGAGATAGGTCAGAGTGATCGTATGGGGCACCTGACCTTAGTCCGATGGTTAGGATCGGTGTGAGTGTCGTTGCCGGGACGTAGCCGTTGATGTTGTACGCCGTCGCGGGAGACGAGTTGTACCTAGTCGGTGCCTCGGCCTGGTACGCGATGCCTGACATATTGAAGTATGGGATGTTTGGTTGTACCGTGCTGTTAAATATCTCTCTCCTGAGAGGAAGGCTCGCTGCTGATATGAAGTTGGTGTTCTGAGCGTTGACACCGCTGTAGCTCTGAACGTGACAGATCTGAGGACCGTTGGGGCCACCCATGCCGAAGCGAATACGACCGGTCCTACCTCCGATCATGTCGAACCAGAAAGTGTAGTAGTAGTTCAGTCCCTTTGAGAATATGTTGAATCCCGAAGGTCCTGTGCCGTCAAGCTTGTCGGTGTTGAAGTTGTTGGCGTATGTCCTGTCCTCGACTATGGATCCGTTGGCAAGAGTCCTTCTTACTACGACAGCTAGAGTGTTTGCGTTCTGTTCCCAGAAGATGCCGTCGTTCGAGTCAAACAGTCCGGTGCGACGAGTCACTCCGCTGTCGGTGCTGTTCGCGCTGAAGTTGACCGTGGTATAGACCGTATGCGAGGTTCCAGGAATGATCTTGTACTTGACGTAGGTCTGTCTTATCACTGAACCTGACGCCGAGTTACCCGATGTCATGGAGATCTCAGACGTGTTTGCTAGGAAAGACGAGTTTGCTAGAGTACCGACATTGACTTGACTCCACTTGTAGGTTGTATCATCGTCGACTACAGGAGTAAAGAAGTCCTGATTCTGAATTGCCGAGACCCTCAGCTTAGAGAGTGCGTCGACCGACCATGTAGGAGCTGCCTGCGTGAAGACGTAGTTAGTGGTATTAGAGAGTACTTGAACGTTCTGTGTCGCAGGGAAGTTAACTGATGAGTTGCCTATGTCGACTGGAAGTCTAGTATTTGTTGTGATAGCGACGCTGTTGCTGTTGAAGATCCTGACGTTGCCGCTGATGGTATTGCTAAAGAGATACGTCATACTATTCTCCAACTTCCATTGTTATAGATCATTTGAACGCCGCCGTTATCTTCTGCGAGGATGAATCCACCTGAATCGTTATCGACAGTTCCGAGTACTGTAATAGGGTTAGACGAGCAGTTACCGACCTCGTCTTTAATTATTATATACCTGCCGTTCTTAGCTTTGGTCGGCAAAGTTATCGTAGCAGGGGTAGCTCCGACTCCGACGTAGTAGTCTTTGTTCGTAAATGTGTAGTCAGAGTAGACAGTCTTTGTAGGATGATCAAGATGGACCACGTCACCCGCGCCGCCTCCGCCGAGCTGAGAGTGCCTCTGCGCGAACCTATGAAAGTCGGCGATCGACTTCTTGATGATGTCGAGCTCCTTGCGATAGGAGTCGGGAATATCATCGACCGTCTTCTGCACGTCGAGAGGCGATGCTTTCGAGATCGCAACGACGGTCTTGTTAATTATGTCGTTCTTTGGAAGTGCGGGCTCTACCTGCTTGGCATCCTCGACTATAGGATCGGGTTCGGACGCGACGACGACCTCCACCAAGGGTTCTTCAACGGCGATGGTCTCGACGATAGGTTCCGGCTCTACTTGAGGCTCAGGCTCGCTCCTCGGATTGAGAACCCTGCTGAAGTTCTCGAGGAGCTTGCGCTCGCGCTCCTTCTTCTCCTCCATCTCTGTCAGTACGTCTGTGACACCTAGCGAGTTGGCGAGGTTCTTAATCAAGGACTGCTCCTTGACCTTCTTCTCCTCGATTCCCGTGAGGACGTTGTCGGCTCCTAGGATCTTTGCAAAGTTCTTAAGTAGCCGGTCTTCATCTATCATCACTAGGCCTTGTAGTGTGTCATAGTTACACCTTCGGGACCGTGCTGAACATGGTACCCATGGAACTCAACGTCGGGGTGCTTCTTCTTTAAGTCGAGCATCGACTGGATGTTCGGAAGGTGGTCGTCGTAGAGGTGCACCTTCTTGTATCCGTTCTTACTTATCTGATCGGATATGATCTTCGCCTTTGCCTCGTGCGTAGGAAGCTTGATGTTACCTGCACGATGGACGTGAACTCCACCAGCTCCGATGTTGACACCGTAGCTACCCCACTTCCTTGCGAACTTGTCCTTGTCGTCGAAGTCGCCGCGGGCTGTGATGATGCCCGCCTTACCGCCGTTCTTGACGATGCCCTTCATCTTGGCAAGGACCTTGCGGATCGGCTTTGCCGACTTTGCGAACTTTTCTGACGAGGCGAACTCGTGAAAGTCGTAGCTGTGCCCAGGCTGGAGCTTGTGGTGGTTGTACTGCTGAGGATCGAGCTTCTCGACAGTGTTGCCGTGCTCGTCCTTGACGTGAACGTGAGTGTCGCCGGTGTCCATCAGCGTCTTGTCGACGTCGAAGTAGTGAACACTGCTCTCCGTGATGAACTGACCGAAGCTCTTCATTTGTTATCTCTTTAGTTTGATCTGACCGGATTGGATCGCGCCCTTGACCTTTGCTCGAACTTTCTCGGACTCGGGTTTTGAGAACATGGGACCAATATGACGATGGAACTCATCCGTATCGTCGTTCACGGCGGCGTTCCTCATGTTGGTGCCGCTCATGCCGTGCGACCTATCGCTGTCCTCAGGAGTGTGAACTTGGATCTCGTCGAACTTGCGCCCTTCCATCTCCTTGATCTTACCCTGCTCGAGCGAGTTCTTAAGACCGTGCGCCCAGCTCTCGCGATCCTTACCTACGAGGATGTGAAGAATCTTGCGCCCGTTTCCTGTAAGTGAGTCGTGGGCGCGACGTATGGTGTCGCCTGCCCCGCTCACGACGTGAACGTTGGTGCCGGTGCTGCCCCACTGTCGCTCGAGGACACCCTTCCTCTCCTCGGGAGAGAAGACGTCGGACTTCGACGAGATGCCGAGGTGCTTTGTTCCGGGAAGCTTCGACATCGCACCGCCGAGGTCCTTGGCGTGACCCATGTGGGATATAGGGCTGAAACCGACGAGAGGTATCGCCGTCGTGTGCTGCTCGCCTTCGTCAGACTCGGTAACTGTATCC